CAAGGCCAAGGGACCTCATTGCATCTTCCCTTGCCTTCCGATTGTGGGAGGCACGTATACGCGCCTCCCGTTTTCGACAATCAGGACACAATAGCGACTTGCTACGGCCCCGCTCGAATGTATTACCACAACGTACACAATCCATAATCATACCTCTTGTAAGACGGATACCATGGGATTAAACCATTCCACTAGATCGTCGGGCCACAATTTACACATAAACTCATATCGTCCGGCCGTATCCTTGGCAATAAGGCAATCCCTAACTGTTTTCCAACCAACCGACGATGCCCACCCCATGAAAAACTCGATGCCCCTTACCCAATTGACGATTGTCTTACCGTCAATGCTGCCATGGTGTAGACGTACCTCGAACGTCGAATGTTCCGTCAAGGCACACAAATTAAGCCATTCGTAGCGTGTCGGACGATTGCAAAATCGGTGTATGTCAGGGGCTTGGAATAGTTTGTCTAGTTCCACCCCACTAGCATGGCAATAATGGTTACAATGCCGATTCTCATAGACAAACATTTTCCATACATCATAGGTCAAGATCATAGCGGCAATGATTGCCTTCATACCCTCTTGTGTTTCGTTGCTCATATCAAAGTGAACGTGCAACCCGCAATTATCATCGACCTCCCACCCATGTTTCTCGGCGAATTGGCAAAGTTTCTCAATTTCGGCCAACCCCTCATCACCACTTAGAATTGTCGAATAAAACTCTTTGCCGTTGACTGAACAGTCAGGTTTTGCCCCGAATGCACCCTGTCCCGCATAATCCTCATAATCGGGACAATCTTCAGTCTCAATTTCAACGCCAAAGCGCCTACGGCCGATCCGCTCGAAAGACGTTGCGGGGGGAAACCTGTTGGGCGAATACTCGTCATTCTGGGCGCAGTCTTCGCATAGGCATGAGTAGCTTGTCCGTATGGCGTTTTCCATCCATAGAGTCTCCCCGCAGCCATCGCACACTGTAAAGTAGTCAAACCAGCAAGATTCGCAGTAGTCATAATCATCCGCCCCTACATGGCTTTCATCTGTATGTATAATGGTTTCGCAATGGTAGCAGTGGGTATAACCATTCTTCCCCATACAATCATCACAATAGTAATTACCTCCACAATCATTGATTGAATCAGTTAGTTCGCCACAATCTTCGCATGTTGTAAGATCGGCGGCATCGGCGCATTCTGGACAATAGATATCCTTGTCCCATTCCTTCCAGTCTTTAACCAACCCGTTGCATTGTGAGCATTGCTTAAAACCATGTGAATCGGCACAATCTTCGCAATAACTAGCCCCGTCGCAATCATTATGGTGACCCCATATATCGCAATCATCACATTGCGTATGCCCCTCTATTTCGTGGCAATTGGGGCATACATCCCCTGCCCCCTCAAACCATTGGCGACACAATACACAGTGGTTATGGTTGGGCAGCATAACGGAAGATGTAGCAACGGGCATTGCGGGGCCTCCTTTATTGGTGATATTCTATTTTACACTAGCAATTGTAAGGGTCAAGTAAAAATGTGGAAAGCCACAACATTTTATTTGCGACCCCGACAATCTTACTTACTATATTGACCCATATACATACTACAACCCCGACAACTGATTATGAGAAGTTTGCTTGACAAGCTAGAAAATCGTGGTATGCTACCTTTAGTCAAAATACCCGGACTAGCACCTATGCCGACAAGGCCCAATAGTCGGACTTTACCGCTACTTGTCCGATTGTATCAATTGTAGGGGTGAGCGAGCAAATTTTCCCCAACATTGCGATCCTCGAAAAATCCCATGGGTCGCTACCCAAATTTGTCCTAAGTCTAATTGTATCATACACTTAGGGCGGGCATCTCAGCTTCAATTTTGTTGCATTTTTGCAACATGCCCTTGACCCCGACAACCAGACTTCATAGACAAAAAGAATGGGCGGGCCTAGTTACCAGCATAGGCCCGCCCGCAGTGCAAACACTCCCAACACACAACCAACACAACACGCTAGGCACGAGATACGCCCACCCCTGGGTTGCTACATCTTGGAAGCCATTTAATATGGCATATTCTACCACAAGACACCGAGAATCCCGAGAGTGTGCTTACAGCAACTCTTGCACGGGCGATGTTTTTAAGTGGTCATCGAAAGATCAAGTCATGTAGCTGTATCTCTTGTCGGTTTGCACTATAAACCCGTCACACAATTAAATACTACCATGTTTTGCGACGAAGTCAAGTCAGTTTGCAATAATAATTGACTGATCTGCAAAATATTGCTGCCTTCTCACTCACTTGCCAGCACGTCAGCCACAAGGCACCCGCTGATAATCCTAGCTTACGCGGCCTGCCATTTTAGTCTAGTCAAGACAAGGCGGCGTATTTTTCGGAATATATGGGTCAAATTCTAACAAAAATATTCAGACTGTCTTGACCCCAATAATCGGCATTAAAATCCATACAAAAATGACCCCTACAATCGAACCGTATAAGCGGCCTTAAATCTTGGAAAATGGCGACCAAACTATTTTCAGATCGTGGCCTGACCCTCCCCTAACAGAGGACCATACTTTTCCACATATTCAAGGGTGTCTTCTGTAAAATACTCTACGTCGAATTGTGGTTGTGCCTCAAGTGTCCAGTAGGCTAAGTCGAGCGGATGGGGTGGTCGTGGTGTCAATCTATATACCTCGCAACTATAGTTTGTCGATATGCTGCCAACAAGTCGTCGTCTGTCAGGGCCTCTATCCACTCCTCATAGCTGAGTGTAGTAGACAGCCACGCATAATCAAGGCGCAGCACACGCTCGCAAGCGTCGATAATAATTTCTCTCATTGTTTGATTAGCTTAAGGGTACAACGTGCAAGTTCCAAGTAGGCCATGGCCATAACAAACTTAGTTTGTTCGGCATCTGGCAAATAATGGCCAAGACTTTCTGGAAATAACATATTTCCCCTTAGCTCGTCGATCTGGTCTATTGCTTCCTGGATTGTCATTTCTTCACCTCATGCACGTCCCAACCCGTCGGCACCTTGATTATAAGAATATCGGCATCCCGCGTATCTGTTGATACAATACGGCTTCCATCCTCTACTAGCTCAAAGTATGAGCATTGCTGGCCAAGCCATTCTAGCACCTTATGGACTAGTCCACAGACACCGACACCTACATCTAATTCTTTGAGAATGTCCACCACGCCACCAACAGGCCGGTTAATCGTGGCATAGATAACAGCGGGCGGCAATGCACTAAGTTTTATTGCAAATTTCATACTGCCACCGCATGTTTCCGCCAAAGTTTGGCATAATAGTTACTGAGGGAGGGCCCTAGCACCCTACGTAGGCTACGCTTGGCTTTTGCTCTTGTCCCTCCAAACAGTTCAGTGAGTTTAGCCATAGGGGTATCTTTGCAAAATTCGACAAATCGCAAATTTGCTTTCACCCAGTTGCAAATCTCAGTGGCATCTAATGTGCCTTGATGTGCCCGGAGTTCGTAGGTTGTATGGTCAGCGTACGCCCGCAAGTTCAGAAATTCATACCTAGATCGGCGACATTCAAAAGACGTATAGTTATGGGTGTCCCGTAACTCGGACGCATTGTAGCTTGGCTCCTCACAATAGCTATTTATCCATCTATCTTTTCTGACAAGCTGTTGCCACAGTTTGAAGGTCAAGCGATACGCATACGCAATACGCTTGCGTTCAACTACTGCACTTCCACGCATGTCAATATGTAAGTGGTATCCACAATCTTCGTCCACCTCAAACTTGTATTGCTTGGCCAATCGGCAAAATTTGCGAACCTCGGACAAGCCCCGGTCGCCAGACAAAATAGGTGAATAAAATTCAAGACCGTCAATTGACCCATCTTCCTTGGCCCCGAAACACGTCTTACCTTTTAGTTTGTGGTGGTTGGGACAAGACGCTGTCTCAAGTTCGATGCCAAAACAGCGCGGGGTACCTGTGCGTTTTGTAGTTGTTTCTGTTGGCACTTCAGTGGCCATCCACAAGTATTGCTCGCGGTAGCATCGACTACATACCTCCCTCCCTTCGCCCTGGTAGTCTACCCGACCACACGACCGGCATAGAAAGTATCGAGTGCTGAAACATGTTTGACAAACTGTACACCCGTTAGGGGTGGTCAAATAGCCGGTGGTAAGCTCTCCACAGTGAAGGCAAGCTGGCATCATAGCTCCAAATTAAACTGCGCAACCTTCGAGCATCAATACGCGCGAAAAATTGCAAGGATCAGAAAGCAACCCATATCGAAACAACAAACATACCCGCTCCCTAATACATGCTACAATACCGCCCTTACTAACTAGGCGTCGATTTCCGTCAATGGGAGAGGTTAGAAACGCAACCTTACTACCCACTTGAGTGGTAAACTCGGCACAAGTGCCAACAATCTCTCGGCGACCCTCTTCATTGATAACCCCGACTGCAACACAAAAATCCTTTTCTTCAAGCAATGACCACATAAGGGCGTGTGGGTCTTGACAACAGTCTAGGACTTCTTTGTCTTGAATCAGCATGAAAAACGGTATCGTTGACATATAAAAAGAATACCATTTTCTAGTCAGTTGTCAAGTTCAATTTGTGAATTATGTGCGGGGTAATTAACCCTGCAATTTCTACAAAATCCCTGTCTGTGAATGCAGATACTTGTCCGGTCAAATACCACTGTCGATGTTTTGTATCCCACTCAGCTACCACCCATCGGTAATTTTTCACCCAATAGTAGCCACCAGCACGTTGTTTAGGGTCTGTCATGGTATGTAAATCACTGGATGCCCGTCGTCAAGGCTGTCATGGTTGAGACCACAGATACGCAAGTCAGCGGCAATGCACTCATTTTCGGCCAGACCATACTCGCCACCCTCAACGGTCACATCACAATTTAGTTGATCGTAGGTCATAGTTAGGAGTTCGGCCAATAGTTCTTTGTACTTCATAGCTTAATTATACCCCATAGAAAGTAGATTGTCAAGCAGAAACTGTTTCTGTAGCAAGATTTCCACGACGGACTCGACCATAATAGCGATTAAGCTCGATATCGCCGAAAATGGCTTTCAGGCTTTCCCACCGACTAGCGCCCGACCCTCGAAAAGCGTCGTCAATCTCGTCAAACGTCTTATCTTTGGCCCATTCGACAAATCGCAAATGTGCCCTAATCCAGTTACAAACCTCCTGTGCGTCAAGTGTTCCTTGATACAAACGAATTTCGTAGCTGCCGAATTTTGAGTAGGCACTCAGATTGCAGAGGGAATACCGCTCCCGATCTCGGCAGAAATACGTCATACCTTCCATGTCCGTTATTCGCTCCAGCCGCGTCCGGTCAAAGTCGGCCCGCCGACAATAACAACAGTCGTTCGCCCGGAAAGTATTGACAAGCATCCTCCATGCTGAATCGGCTTTTGCGTACGCATAGGCAACAGACTTCAAAACGTCAAGGGACTCACCACGCATGTCGATATGAAGATGATAGCCACAATCGCTGTCAGCCTCAAACTCTAGCTGTTCGGCTTCCAATAAAAATTCCTCGATTGCCGCCAGCCCCTCGTCACCCCTCAAAATAGGGGAGGTGAATTCCATGCCACTGACGGAACAATCGTGTTTAGCCCCAAAGATGGTTTGACCCCGCAGACTACGATAATTAGGACATCGAGACGTTTCGAGTTCAATTCCGAAACTCCGCTTGGTGATTGTCCGCTTGTAGGTCTCTGCTGCCGGGGCCACACCGGGGTCCCACATGTTGTGAAGTGTATAGCACGAAGGGCATACATACACAGTCCGACCATCTTCTGTAAATTGGTACCGATCTCTTCGGTAGTGGACCCCGCCACAATCTGCGCAGGTAAAACACTCCTCCAAGCACCGGCGACACAGGGAACAATTATCTGGCCCCGCATTACGCGGCCCTGTGTATCTTGCTCCGCACGTTGCGCATCTGTGTGTAGCTGTTAAAGTTTCTGGCATTATTAGTCTACCTTTGCGTGTTCACTTTCGGTACAATAATCCTCCCACGCTGCCCGCCAATCGGCATCAAAATCCTTGACCGTCGTCGTGGCGGACGTTGTATAATCCTGGGTATCATACCATGTTCCCTTAGCACGTCCTTTATGCCGCTTATATGACCCTTCGTAGTCATTCGTGTTACTGCAACCATACTTTTTGATCCAGTAATCCGGGGCCGACGAGACAAACTTGTCAAGGTCCGTCTTGACAACCAGACCATTTTCAAGGGTAAACTTGATTGTCTGCCCTTCCGTAAGTGTGATGGTTTCATCGGCAATGCCGATGCAACTTTCCAGATGCGACCACGATGAGGAATAGTACCAAATCGTTCCCTTCCGCCCCAGTGTCAAGTCACCATTGTGGACCTGAACATAGAAGGCGTTATCGTCGAACCATGTCACAGCCCAGTAGCCAGTAATGTCAGCCCACGCCGTGTTATAGTCACCACGGGCTTTATGTAAGGCGTCAAACAAGTGCTGCGAATCCACAACATACCCGGTTGGGGCGTCGATCATCCCGTTATGGGAACCGATGATTCGGCCATAACGGAATGGGTGCGAATTTTGGCGGTTCACTTTGCCTCGGGTGGCAAGGCGAGTATGGCCAGCAATAAACCAGCTAGTGTCCCGGCCCAACTTTTCAGACCCGTGACAAGAGGCATCCAGCCACTTAGAGATATTTTCTTTCCGTAAAGCATCCGACGGAGTTTCTGCGCATTTAATCATGCGACCAGAAGAATCAAAGAAACCGAGAGAATCGGTTCCACGTTCCTGGTTTGCCCACGTCAAAGCACGTAGTGTTCCTTCATCCCAACCTAAACCCACGATTCCAAAAAGGCCGCAAATAGAGCTACCCTCACTTACCAGCCTGATTTTTGGATTAAATGCAATCCAGTGAGTTTTGTAGACGACGGCTTTTTATCGCCTCTCACTATACTACAACTATAGCACAAACTTAGAAATAGTCAAATTATTTTTCAATGCCAGTAAACCAGCCCCAACTGTTACCAGATAGAACGTGGCCTATTGCACGTTCATGCCCTCCAAGTATTTTGGCAATACTTACCGAGCCAAGCCGCCTCCCACGAACAATTTTAGAACGGGGGTTCCAAAATAGCTAGTTCGGTTGGTCTGACACTGGACCCATATACATCGGAACGGTCAGCATATTTAGTAGCAAGCTCCTCGCCGACAATTTCGCTCAATGCTGCAAACTGAGATTCTACACTACCGCTAAATTTGTCGTCAATCTCGTCAAGAGACATACAACTGACATAGTCAATAAACCTTGTATGTAGCATTACCCAATCACAAATCATATCCTTGTCAAGTGTAGCATCGTGGGATCGCACCTCAAAACTGCCATGGACCAGATAAGCCCGCCAATTGACAAACTCGAATCGGTCCCGGGCCCCGACAAAATACTCCCAGTCGGACGCACTATTAACCCGTCGCACGTCCTCGGGGGAATAATTAGGCGGACCCGCATAGGCATTGTGCGCCCTACTCTCAGATACTAAGCGACACCACATATCATACATTTTTCGATACGCATAGGCAATGCTACGCATGGCTTCCCATGTTTCTTTTGACATATCAAAATGAGCATGATAACCACAATAATGATTAACGTGCCAGCGGCGTCTATGGGCGTTGCCACAAAAATTCTCGATCTCAATCAAGCCTTCATCCCCATATAGAATGGGTGAAATAAACTCTCGGCCCTCAATTGAGCAGTCAGTATGGCATCCCCAGATGGTGTTCCCATACAATTCACGGTAACCATTGCATCGAGAGGTTTCGAGTTCGACTCCAAATTTTCGTTTGGACATAATCCGCTCGAAACTGGGTTCGATAATAAAATCTGTCGCGTCCCATTCATCGTATGTACGATCACACTCCGAGCATAATAGACCATGTTCAGTCGGATTAAGATCGGATTGCCAGTGGGTACCCCCACAATTGGCACACGTCGAACAATTCACGTAAAAGCATTGGCGGCATAAAATTGACCCGTCTGGGTCAGTAAGGGTGTCATTTCGTTGGGTAGTAGTTCCACAATCTGTACAGCGTGCGCAAAGCAGACTGAAGCAACTGGGGCATATTCCGTGGTTGCCAAATATTCTACGATCTTCTATCAGGCCTCCAAGCCCGCAAGCAGCACAGAAAAAATGGTCCTCAAGATAGCAAGCATGATGGTAGTTTCGACCCGCTACCCGGATAGCGGCATCTTGCTCTACAGTTTCGTGACAGTGAGAGCATTCCACGTATGCCAGTGGCTTGCATTCCGGGCAATATTTACCCTCGCAATCACACCCGCACATCTGGCATACGTCAGGCATGGTCGTCACCTTCTAGCCGAGTGTCAATGATAAGAGTTCCACCCGACATGTATGCCCCAGTCGCCTCGAATCCAATGATTTTTGATTGAGTGTACAAATTGACAAATACCTTGCCAGCGGCAATCAATTTTTTCAACTGGTCGAGTTCGTGTGTTGACATACTACTAGCCTACCACATGTGTGACTAAAGTCAAATAAAAAGCCGGGCGACTAGACACCAAAAATTAGCAATTGTCAAGTAATTTTAATGCAGCAAAATACGTGACCCCGTTAAATTGCCGGCCCCGAATAACGTAACTGGCCCACCTTAAACCAACACAGTCAATGCAGTCATAGCAATTAATACAGTCGAGACAGTTACGGCAATGGTCACTATTCTTACATCGGCAGCAGCCCCGGCAAGAGACGCATCTAATACAACTCGCGCAGCTATGACAATCAGCACATGCCTCGCACGTTTGGCAATCACGACAATTAAAACAGGCTTTGTTGGTGCTATCGGATTGTGTCGCCACAATCTCTTGATCGGTCATAGCCATTATTTCGTCAAGTGTCATTTTAAGCCCTAATTCAAGTGTACACCAAAACTTAGCAACTGTCAAGTAATTGCACGGCCACCCTATATGCGGCATTAGTAAGCTGCCGCCCACGAATTACACAAGTGGCCCCTATTAGTCCATTGCAATCAATACAATCATAGCATTTGATACAATCTAGGCAACTCTGACAGCGATTGCAACTTTTACATTGATAGCAACCCCGACAAGCTATACAATTAATACATTGAATACAACCAGTACAGTCGGTACAATGGCTACAATTTTGACACTCGCTGCAACCAAAACAGGCGGTATTATTGTGTGTAATCGGGGTGGCCACGATCTCTTGATCGGTCATAGCCATTAGTTCATCTATGGTCATAATTATGTTGGCATCTCAAGGCGTGGGCTAGACATTACCTTTATCTCGCCAAGGTGGCAACTAAAACAGGTGATCTCAATCCGTTGCATATCGGGGTCATACATATGCCGGGTAGCATATGCCTGTGCTGCTTCCAGATTTTGAAATATGACATGCTGCGTATGAGTAGCATAGATACGTGTAACCGTGAAATCAAAAAATTCACCCACTGACGGACCCCACAAATATTGTTTTTGCCGATGTGACCAAATTATACCTGCCAAAAAGATGATTATAAAAAAGATGCCCCCTAACTACCGGTATAATACGGTCGTGCGTAGGTATGGCAATTATTTCCTTACTATATGGGTCAGTTAGTCTATAACTCGATCCGCACGGCCACTGAATAGAAGCAATTCGTTTCTTCGCGGAGTCCCAAACGCCATTTACTACCCACGACTGGCAATGCTTCAAACGGTCAAATCGCAAATCCATGGGCCGCGCTGCCGAGCTAACAATGATCTCCTTGCCAGAATTGATAGTAGCTAATTCAAATTGCATTTGTTTCCCCGATATCTTCTGCCATTGATCGGATTGCGGCTTTCATCCTGCCTAAACAATCAGCCATCTTGACTAATCCCGCTAAACGTGCATCATCTTCGGCTTCCCACAAATCACACGCAACAATCCGTAAATCTTGCAGGGTGGTGCGAATGTGCTGGCTGCTACAGACAATGGCCATTGATACACCTATCTATTTCGTCACGTTGTTTCGCAATGTCTTGGTCGATGGCAGCTATTAGCCGTACCACTCGATTACGGTGATCTGTGTGGGCCAGCCGCGCCATCTTCTCTGCCACTGGCAGAAATTCACACTCTGTTGTCAGAATCTTAAATCTTGTCGTCAGATCCATTGTGATAGCTCGAAAAAAAGCACATTTCCCAAAAATCCGTATCGGGCGGCGCAGGTTTATCAATGATCTTGATAAACTGCCAGACCCAAACACAGAACCAAATACCAACTAAGAGCAATAATAATCCGACCATCGGTACCCCTCTGGTAAATCCAGCCCTCGCCACCAAACATTAAATACCCAGTTTATAACTTTGAAATGCAAACTTGATTCTGAAATTCGGCTGCGCCGCCCCCTTGTTACAACACCATTAGCCGGATTTAGTGGCCCAACGTACTTTCGATGATTGTCTATGAACACGTAGATTTTATAGGGTCTGCCACTCAGGCGTTGAATAGAGTAAATGAACCTATCCCCTTGTGGATTCCATACAGAGAAGCGCCTAAGATCGGTAAGAATCTGGTTACGTGTTGGCGGCATATTCGACCCCATGGGCGACGGTTTATTACTCCCCACTATGTCGGTAGTATCTCCGTGGGTTTCAGTGGTTTCATAAGGGAGTGGTCGGGACTGTCTGGCCAATACCGAAACTCGACTAGGACTAATTTAAGAATACCATAGTTTGGCTGATTGTCAAATAATTTCGTGGCCAAAACTTCACTTTCATACTACAATCTTACACTCCAAATTCAAAAAGTCAAATCTATTATATACGCGCACGCACGCGTAAGACCCCGACAATCATTATAACTAATTCTTTTGAGCATGATTTGCTATTTCACCGTCGTGTGGTATATTTGAAACGTGTCGAGAGAAAACAACACTTAGGAGGCAAAACACAACAGACTACGCACGACCTGAACAATCACTATAATCGTCATGTATATGCCGACTATACGTGGTCCGCTCAAACTGTGTAGATACAACATCTCTGGCGTGGGTAATGGGGCGCAGTCCAGCGTTAGGTTACTTGGGAGAGGTGTTGACCCCGCCTGATAGAAAGTCTGATACAGGCAGCAGAAATTTTTCACTACATTGCGACCCTAAAAACTTCCCATGGGTCCAAATGCAATTTGTCCACCAGCAAATTGATCGCTTCCATTAGTTGGCGAAAGACACCACTATCAAATAATATAACTTCCACACGAGTTCCGGCGTAGTTTCGCTTGGTAGTGGCAGCATTCAGTGGGTGCCGCACAGCGACACCTATTTTGGAACCTATCAACCAGATGCCCTGTCAGCCAACAAAAAGAGCCATGCTATGCTAGCATGGCTCGTAATAGCAGTGTGAACACGCTCGCTAGCCAAAGAAATTGGCACCTTGCATCGCCGTTAATACAGATGTTGCAAGGGGTTCTACCTCGGTTGCCCGTGGTGGTGCCCCAAATCTACGAAACGGCGATGCTGCGCGTCTTGCCTGCCGAAGGATGGCGTGGGAATTCTGGCCAGTTAGATCCTGGAAGCTGAGGATTAGAACCTCATCGCTTTCAACTGTGATCTGGTGTCTATGAGTGTCTTTGGTGTAGATAATACGCACCCGGCCATTTGGGCGTAATTCAATCTTACTGAGTCGGGTCAGTGTTTTGCCATCTAAGGATGCATGTAGATACACGTCATCCGGTAGTGGCTCTTGGCAAGCATGACTTGCACGGATAATTGCATGGGGTTCAGTAGACATTCAACAAACGCCCTCTCGCTTTCACAAATAAAGACACACGTCCGCTTAATATCTGTGCCGTATAAGGCACTTAAATTCTGGAATTAGCTGCCGTATAAATTCCGGCGAACTTCGTTATACCCTACTCCCTCCGAGTCAATCGAAAGGCCCCTGTTCGTTCTATCTTGATTCTCAGCCTGCATACCCATGGCTCGAATCAATGCACGAGTCAGGTCAGCGGCCACAGTCACACATTCAGGTGTCATACCAGTACCTCAACCCACCAATGCTCATCAAATCCGCGGTCTAAAAATATAATACCAAAGCTATCTATAGCTTCGACACAGTCGTCAGCTAGTGTCTCGCAGGCATAGAAAATGCGCGCCCACCCCGGATACGCATCCACGGTGCCACCCATCATCTGACAATATTTAATAAAGTCGTTCACACTAGCTCCTATTATACAGCACGGCAGGCTTATCACCTAGCCGGACAACTTGACTCAATGCCTTTCCAAAAGCAATCTGTGCCTCTTGGACAAATGTCTCTTTCAAGTCCTGTTCGCATAGCCAAAAATGCACGGCATCGGATTCATAAATTCGAGTCCAATTCCACTTCTTAATGCGTGGTGATGGAATCGGCCGCGTGCAAACAAGATACTCAACCCAATTTTGTTGCTTCACAGGTGTAACACCGCTTTCGCGGTGCTCGCTAGAGTATTATCAACTTCACGAATTGCGTCAGCCAGCAAAACCAAGCCGACAAGCACAGGCTGAACATTGTCCGAGCCGAGTGTATGTGACACTAATTTCACAGCCTCAATCATATCTTCAGGTTTGATGTTCATATTAGAATCATACAATCTTTTAGATAAAAGTCAAGTAAGTTCCTTCAGGAAGTTTCTGTCGAAGCTGGTGTGTTCGTTCTGTACCGTATGCTCCGTCTAGCTCCAACCAATCAATCACATCCCAAAATGAGGGGTGTGTACCCATTCTACTAATGTCTTGATTCACAGAAATTAGAGACACTTCTGGCTTTTGACGGTCTGGACGCAGAGTAAACATTAAATACCCTGCATTTTTCATTCCGACTATTAGTTTAGGAAGGATACTCATACTACCAATCATACCATAAGTTTCGAGAAAGTCAATCCCACTCACGGACTTTATACCCCTCGAATAGAAGCCAATTTCGTTGTTCGGCTGTCAACTTAAACCCGACGTGTCTAATGGTGTGTTTATCGTATACTCTGGCATATCCAAGCCGTTCGGCAATTGGTGTGTCTATACCAAAGTGAGTATACAAATATTCATCATGGCCACAGGATGGGCAAGTATGCCACTCGCCATTTGGAAGGAGCCAGCCTGAGTCCCATTTATCGGAGTCCATACTACCAATCATACCATAAGTTTCGAGAAAGTCAAGTCACGTAGTCCCATTAAGTCTAGAATTTTGTTTGCTTTAATTTGATTACACTGCTTACAGAGAACTTGCAAATTGTTTGTTCGGCCTCCACATAGCGACTTAGGAACTATGTGATCTTGTGTAAATAATACAAGTTTTCCACTCAGCGTGCCATAAATATTGAACGAGGTAGTTTCATAAGGGTTTCTACTACTAAGAGCATGTGGGAACGTGATATTGAGGCTGACGCACACCTGTGCTCGCTTCCGTCAGTCAGATTATTTAATCCTAGACCAGCACACGCAAGTCGCTTATTAATTCGTCAATACCGAGATTATTTATTCTAGCTTGAATACTACAGCGTATTCCTTCTAATCTCTTTGCTTTGACCGCAGAAACATTAGTTTCCAATTCACGCAGCCTATCCATAGCAGTGTACAGTTCGCGGCGAGCTTGGATAATATGTTCCTCAGCAAATATTCGGAGGGCGGCGTTTTCACCGGTCATGACAATCTTTCAAAAGTGAGAGTAGCGTGCGTAACTTAGCCCGCAGTGGATGTCGAACACACCACTCAGCTAGACATTTTTTGTAAGCCACCGATTGCGTTAAATGTGTACGCTCAAGTAGTTTGAGAATATTATTCAGGTGGGCATCTTCAAGCTGCGTGATCTTAATAACACGGCCATCTTGGGTTACCCAGTATTCATCACTATAGCCGCAGTTGTCATTCTCCGAATCCCAATAGTCTTCAAACGCAGATGGTAGCCAGTCTTTTTGTTCCATTTTCTAGCTCACAAAGTCAGCCATTAGGGTGGGGCAACTGGCGTCAAAACCTACAAGGGTAGTTTCATAAGGGGCGTACACAGCATATTAGGGGTTGATAAATTTAATTAAGACCCACTCATCTTCATCCGTACTCCGAGCATACCGATACTCAAGAGCCGCATATTCCAGCCAGCGAGTAACTCCGCTAATTGTCACTAGCCACCAGAGAAAACGACGGAAGACACGATGTTCTCCGTCACAGGGCCGTGTAGTTTCTTTTCCAAAACGCATTAAAATTCTCCTTTATAGACAATTTTCAAAATATCCCCGGCCTTGAATGTTACTGGTTCTTTGAAATCGATTGCAAATGAGTCCTCAAGAATCCAGCCATGATTAATTGGTCGCGTGATGGCGGTCCATTTTATTTCGGTGCCTTCAGGCTCTTTGGTAATTGTGTATGTCATAGCTTATCAATACCTTTCTTAAACTCCCTAAGTGCCTCTCCAAGAGACTTCATCACCGCTGGTAATCGATTTCCGAACAACAAAAAAGCAACTAATGCCAATATGAATATATGAAAAGTGCTCAGCATTCAATCTGCTCCAGTATCTTCTCCCACAGGTAACAACCAGGAATCAATTGTCGTTCCAACTGTCGCTCAACGTATTCGTTCGACCATTCACGCCAGCCACGATCCACCAGCCATGAATACGGCAATTCAACACCTGTTCGTGTTGTAATATTAAGCACCTTGTGTACTAGGCCAACTTCCAAGTCGGCCCCAATGGGTCCAGTATCCGCGGAGTCCTCTGCTGGTTGATAATGAAATCCGACGATACAATCAAACGTGCAATCATCCGAGTCAAAAATAATAGCTTCATACACAACCATCACGGCACTCCGTAAGTCTTGCACTAACGTATTCCTCCCACTGTTTCACCACGCTAGCAAACTCAATCCTTAATCGGGCTGAAAGTGTATTGACAAGGCAGTGAAAGTTCCAATGGTCTGGTTTATAGTTTCGGCCCGCGACATCCACGTACCAGCTAGCAACTCGGCTACCGGTTGTCCTGTCAAATACATCCAGACCAGTCATAGTTGGTAGATACCAATAATCGTACCATGGATTTAATGTAGTGAATTTCATTTAATCTCTTTCATAGCGGGCCCAGTCTCGCCCTTTATCAAAACCTTTATCATAGCCGCACTCATCACCCTTCTCGTAGCCGTCGCTGAATCCCAAGGACCATGCTTTGTGAGCCAAGTCTCGTAGATTTAATGTATCTTGGGCGACATCAAACCAAGATTCAAAGTCACTTTCATTCATCATAGTCTCCCATTGAATTCAAAAATTGTGCTAGTGCCCTGGTCTATATGGATTCTATTTGTTCGCGTCCATCGAAAATATCCATCCCCAACATATAGGTCGATTGCTTCCAATGGGGCCAATAACACAATTGAATCGACCCTCCCATTTTCCGGGGCTGGCCCACCTTCAAAATACACTGGCTCGTTGTACTCCATATCACAATTATACACTATATTTCGAGTGTGTCAAGTTATAAATAATAAGTATTATTTTCTAAGAGACAACGCGCTAGCACCCATAGATGCTGATTTCCTTTTGTCAGACAATATAGGGCGGCTAGTTTCTCTCGGAGATACCCGGCTGCAAACTTGGAGTCATATGCAACAATATTGCCACAGTTATCAATAATATCCGCCAACTTGATTGTCTTAGCGTCAGGGCTGGCTTGGTTTAAATGCCTGCGTTCAATCGACTTACGCTTTTTTCGCGTGCCCTCCGTTGCGACATTCGTGACTTCAGAAACTATCCTAGCTACGTTATCGCCAAATTCTTTGCGAATTTCTTCAAGAGTGACTGTGGTATCTTCAACAACATCGTGCAACCATGCCGCAGCAATTACATCGGGATCACTAGTTACTGACTGTACAATCTGAGCAACTCGGGCAGGATGAACTATATACGGTTCACCCGTGTATTTCCGCAGTTGTCCTTTGTGTGCGATAGTTGCAAATTGTTTTGGTGTCATAGTCATAAGCTGCCTCGCCAGGGCTCGAACCTGGGACAAGGTGATTAACAGTCACCTGCTCTACCGACTGAGCTACGAGGCATACTAGGAGTCGAACTGGCCTGTTTCAATTATTCTCTGCTACAATAAATACAGTCCCATTGACCCCTACAACTGTATTAATTGTACGGTTGGCATGGGTTTCGTAGTTGATCTTGACTAAAGTTTCAGGTGGCCACTGCGAAAGGATGGCTTCAAGATCGGCGATTGTTAGTATCTTGTCCATATTCTAAGTATACCCCAAAATTTAGACTTGTCAAGTCAGTCTTTTGCCACGGAAGAAGAAGTCTATCCGGCGTGCGACGACTCTGAGAGGAATGGTCGAACTCTCATAGGAACGATTCCATGGCCGTGGAAATAATATGCCCTGGCCTCCGTGCCAACGAAACTGGTCTATATTTTTATCACAGTCATCGATAAGTAACACGTTTCTTTTTGCCAGTAGATGTTTAGCTTTGCCAACAATAAGTCGATCCACATACCCACTAGGTAAGTTATTTTGAACCCACGTCATTTTTCCAGCAAATTGCATCGCGGAGTTTATATGGCTCGTAACAATGTACACATTATCAGGGCCGACAAGATGCTCGCACGCGAGTCTCAATGGGATTGCCCACTCGGACTGAGGTAAGTTGGCCCAAAACTCATACCCAAATTTGTCCCAGAATGCATCTCCCCGGGGAACCTCAGTCCACCATGATGCTAGTTTCCGTGCAGCCAAATGGATATCATAGCCCCATTCCGGTTCGTACCAAGCGACTGCATCGGTGCCGCATCCGTAAGCAGATAGAATTGGTCCGGCGCATTCATTAAGTACATCATCGAGATCTAATAAAATAGTGTTAATCATACTCGGCTTACTCCCAACTCCCTCCCCACTGGTCGATGTATCTATCTGGATGTTCCAACTGTGCTGGCGAAGTACCATTTGATCGATCGAATCGCGGATCTTCAGACCAGCCACAATCGCACCCGTAGGGCCCATAGATCATTCCAACACCCACGTCAACTGAGTCCCTAGAACACGGTAAGTTATAGATTGGACAGTTCAATTTACATGGACCTTTGGTGGTTCGGTGCAGACATACCCCGACAACGTTTCAAATCGCGTTTTGTACCCTGGTGGTAAGCCAATTCTATACACAACACTGCGGCTTGCATCTCGCATACCTTCTTCTCCGAATACAATGGAACTTGTCATAATCCCATTAACTCGAAGCAAGGCTTGCATAATCTTGGCCGTCGAAGTCTTTCCAAGATTCGGCCAACTCTCCTCTTCACCTACGTCATAGTATTCATACATCGCTCAATCTCCTTCTAGGATAGGGTAGCCCATAATTCCATCGGCCAGTTTTCTTTAACTTGTCGTGCCCTTCTGTGTATGCTCTAATCCACTCAGGTGAGGCGTGAGAATATTCATCATCACCGTGGCCAGCCACACAGCCTCCAATATAATGCATCATGCATGTTTCACACGGGCCGCTACAGTCACTAAACATCTTCATAGAATCTACTCCCAGTGTCCCCAGCAACACGCAACATACTATGCCCCATGGCGTGGTTTAACAATGCTTCTTCTACCTCGAATCGACCATGATTACGCTCGGAATTTAAGGCGAATAGATGCACGTCTTTCATTTCCACAGTTGTATCAATGGCTCGTAGAAATCGTTTGTGGCCTAGTGGAAGTGGAAAGTATTCCCAGATAAGCCAACAGTAACTCGTTTTAGGTAGGCTCATTGCTTTTTCTCTGTTGTCCAAAATTTCCAATTATCTATATTATCGAATGTCCTCTGCAAGCCGCGTCTATCTTCTTCCGCCTCTGCTTTAGATGGGTATGAACCACAGTCGCCGCAATCGGGTATCTCAGTTATCCACCACCCATCATCCCTTTTTACTAGTTTCATTGCTTAGCCGCTCAATCTCGTCTATTGCTAGTTGTAAGGCCCCGAGCGCCTCATATGTTGATGTTAGTTTAATAAAGTTATGGAATGGGTATGCTTCATCACGAATGGCTTCGAAGCGCATCCGCCACATTTTTGTCAACTCTGGATTCCATCGACTAAACTTGTCCACGTTAGCGGGTGCTCCTTGCTCGGCATTCCCAGCAACGAATTAACATACACACGTCGTAGGCGTCGTCAAGGGCATCGTGTGTTACTGTTCTGTCAATGCCAGCCCGTCGTAGGCATTCCTGTGTATTGGGCGGCGTCTTATCATCAGGCTGTAAGAAAAGATTACCGGGATCAATAACACGGTGGCTAATTGACAAGTCTGACCATCCAGATAAATTTTTCAGAAAACGTAGATCAAATCCAGCCACATTCTTACCGGCTAGAACAATTTCTGACCCAGTGTACGTGTGGAGCCACTCTTTAAATTCATAGACTAGATCATCGCTATCAACAATCTTGACGGGTTTCCCTAAATGTTGTACTTCTTCTCCTGGCGAATGTTTTGCCAGCGTATCGAAAATAGGCTTATTAAGTGCCAAGGCAAATGGCTCGCCACTGTACCATGAGTCCCATGCAAGAGCGTTGAAGGTCGGGCTACGTTCCAACGGCCATTCAGTATCGTCAAGCACTGCGGCCAACTGTAGAATCTGGCAGCCGCTCCCCAAACCAGTTGTTTCAATATCAATACTTACATATTTCATTAACTTGTATGCCCTTCTAATTGTGTTACCGTTGTTACTCCGAGGTTGTCCATACAGCATGCGAGGGTATCCAATGGTAACCCCACAAAAGCCTGTAAGTCCTCGGGCGCCTCTGTTATTTTTCCATTCCGAGTTATAACCGACACAGTCATCATGTTATTTGACAGTCTATACCGTCCAATATGTTCGCCTAGCATATCTAATCACCTGCCTGATAGATTGATAGTTTTGCTGCCGCTATTTGATCGTGGGTCGCTAGATATTTTATTCGAGTATTATCAACTCCGCCATACTGTTCAGCTATTCGAGGGAGGGCTGACAACATGGCTCTCAGTGAGGGATATGTACAGTAGATCTTGACTGGCTTCCATCCATTATGCCGCACTTCCAACAACAATCTTGGAGTCTTAAACATTTTTAAGTTCTTCTGGGGGCATCCATTATTACCATTCCACGGGCTGCAAAGACCATTGCTGCATAACGGCTGATTGCCTTCGCCCTGAAATCAAATTCGGGATACATCTTTCGGAACTTGTCCAAGAGTACCATGTGCTTTCGGAAATCACCTTCTAGTATGATCCCCATCGAAATCCAATGAGGGCAACAAAATCGCTCAACCATATAAAACATAAACTTCTCCTTAGTAGGCCCGGGAGGGGTCGAACCTCCGACCAAGGGATTATGAGTCCCCTGCTCTAACCACTGAGCTACGGGCCCATGGCGGAATCCCGACGTGCTCAATAGCCGCCACTATTGGCACCATACGACAAGCAACTCTCCGAGTTACTAATAGACAATAAAATAGGCAATGATTAAACCTACTAACACGCCAAATGCAAAGGTCAGGATTGTTGCCGTCTGCTCTTGCCCTCTGTCCCTCTCAACTTCCTGTTTCGATGGGTTAAGAAGCCCGCTGTTTGAGACAAACTTCTTTGTTTTGACAGGGCTGTTTGCAGGAGTGTTACCTAATGCCGCTAACCATTCATTGGGCACACTCGAAGCATCCACATTAATACCTAAGCAGTTAGGGGCATAGACACGGTCGGTAACCGAGCCAGGATCCCAAGCCACAGTCGGGCCGCGCCCGAAAACCAAAGAGCGGCCGACGGACGCGTTTTGAGCCCGAAGAACCACACCGCTATCGATTGCAACATATCCGTTCTCATTCTGATAATAGGTAATCATGCCAGTCCAGAGCATTTGACATTAATGCCCCAGGTAGTTCTAATCGCTTCAAGTGCGGCTTCTGTACCACTCACATTGATTGTTTTAATCAATCTGTCAACTATATAGGATCGGACGCTTGCCGTGAAAATCGATTTCTGGCATATTTCAGCCCCGGGGCCCCCCTTAAATTTAATCAACACCTGTTCCATAGGCTGCTTGGCCCAGTCCGGTTCTCTACAAACAATACCTAAGCTGGTAATACCCTTGTGACCGACAAGAATGATACGATCCTTATAACCCAAATCTTCGGCCAAAAGATAGGCGTCGTCCAGTGTCTTTCCACTGGCCAGTGACTCGAAAACTGTTATAAGGTGCTTGGTTTCTGTCGCCATACTTGAAGTATAACACAATATTACTGGCTGTCAAGTATTATCTTGGCTTGCCATAGAATATATAGGGGATTGTTAAAGCCCGTTCTTTCAGTTCATCATCAATGTTAAGCGTTTCAATAAACTTACGAACTTGAACCGTGCAACTCCCGTGTGCCCCCACGTCATCAGTGCCAAATAGCACTGCGACCAGTGTTCCATGCTCGTCAAAGATGGGGCCACCACTGTCACCCTGTCTAGCTTTGGCCGTGCATTCTAGCATATCACTTGGCCAGTCGCCAAGTGGACTAACATACTTAACCAGTATACCACTAGATTCTTTATAATCTCCGCTACCAAAGCCGCAGACCGTAAGAGGATCTCCAATCTTTGGTCTGTTCGTACTGATATTATAAGTTGGGAATTTAGACGGGGCTATTAAGGCAGCTAGATCCCAGATCTTATTTGATCCAACTAATTTGACTGGCTTTCCATTTATCTTAAATAGGTGGCCATCTTGTATAACGTGATTAGCTGTAATAATCAATGATTCAGTAGTGCTTGCAACACAGGTTCCGGTCCCCCAGGACGTGCTGCCAATTTCCACAGACTCGACACGAACAATGGAGGTAGGTGCCGAGCACGGTCCAGGGCAAGGGCACTGTGCCATAAGTAAAACAGCCAGTAGTATACTCATTGACAATATCCTTGGTCGTAGGCTTTTATTGCCGAAATGGCAAGCGCCGCCACTTTAATCATATTTTCTCTAAAGTCGCAACCCTCTCGGTCATTCCGAGCAACTTTATCGGAGGCCCGTCCGGCATAGGCAGCAATGTAGGCTACCCAATCATTTTGAGTGTTGGTTTTATCAAACTCCACCGTGCCGCCGCCATGTTTTAAATCAACTTGACGGAGTCGTTCTGCAATGATCTCATTCAAAATTGGTGTAATCATCCGGTCCTCAATAGTTTAGGATTAAAAGTTCGGTTACTCGCTGCTTTGTGCTATTTGTAGTCCCACAATTAGTGTGATCTCTCTCGATAATGCGAAAGTCTTTATATAAATCTCTAATCAGTGGATGCTTATCGTAGCTTAAACAAACTCTATGCTTACAATTTTTTACCCGCTCTGCTAGTAGCACGTGATCGTCGATGGTAAAGTTATGCTGGTATAGTTGCGATGATGGTGTTAGATTCGTATTGACAACATACGGCGGATCTATATAGATCCAAACCTTGTTTCCAGGAGCCACCAACAAGTGATTGTAATCTCGGCATGTGATCTTAACTCGTTTTAAACACCCTGCGGCATCTTCCAATTTTGTTGTCTTAATGATATTCCAGCCATCTGGATGACTGTAGTAAAGTCGTGACGGAATATTATAATTTACTCGACCCGCAAAGACCGTACGATTAAGAAAAAAGTATCTTAAAGCTGGGTCCATCTCTTCATTGTGTTTGAATCGATCAAAAATACGCCCAAGTCGAGCATTGTATCTACCACTAAGTAGCTCGCCAGAGCAGGCAGGTTTTATTTGCTTACACGATTCAATAAACCCGTCATTGCGCTTTAGCGCCCTATACACGGCGATTAAGTCGGGGTGAATATCATTTATCCACCTAGTAAGTTGAGTGTCCACTGAAAAGAATACCCCACCCCCGCCGACAAATGGTTCGCGGTACTCAAGTGTATCAGCCGGCATCTGAGCAAGTATCCAATTACGAATACCGGCTTTTGACTTTCCGCCAGGGTAGCGAAAGATATTAGGCATAGCCTGTCAGTCAATATCCCAAGGGTCTAGCTTCTTATCAACAGCGTCTTCAGGCTTACGTTTAGCTTGGCGCCTATTACGTCGATGTACCAAAGTTTTATACCACTTCTTTAAGGCCGGAGCGTCCAACCATCGCATTGTTCGCTGCCAGCCGGTCGTGTAGGATTTGCTCAAGGTATGCTCCTTAATCTGCTACTAAAATACAACCATACCAGACACCGTTTGAATCCATGGCCATGTCTGCGCCGAAGAACTGATGTTTCTTACTAGCAACAGACCAGTGCCCGGGGGATGCTTCCCAGCACTTAAAACATTCATGCCCAAGTTCAAATTTAGTGGCGGACTTCTGTTCTTTCCAAGACTCGGCACAAATCTCCGCATAGGATGTATTGGTTATAGTCTTCCGCAACTCGGCTACACGGGAATCAAAAAGCTGGTGGCCCTGTTGTTTGTGTGTTGCCTGATAGTTAGCGTGCCGGGTGGCCATGGCCATTAATGCCGGATGAATTGCCGACTCACAGACGTGAGCCCCTGGATACACTTTGCCGGCTTCGATTAGACCTACTTGCGTTGGGCTCCAACCCGTGGCAACTGTGCCTATTAAATCGTAATTCGGCACTATTATAGGTGTGCAGTATGGGCACTTGGCTTCAATAAACTTTAATGCTCGATAAGTCCTACCACATTTTGGGCACTTAGTATCCCGATAAAATAATCCCATTATATTCTTCCTAGTGCTTAAAAATTATCCGTCCAATAATCTTGTTATCAACATACACTACTTCGACTATGCGCCCAATGTTTCGGATCGGCCACCGTAAGGCACGTTTAACTACTTCTACCAACCGCTCAGTTTTAGCCCCTAGATTCCCACTTCGGATGTCTGCAATAACTTGTGCCCGCAGAGGCGGGGCTTGATAAATGCCGCGAAATACGTCATTCTTAATTGTATTAACCATTACTTCATACATCTTTTGTTCCTTTTAAATACTTGTTAAGTGCCCCAGTGGCTAGCAGCGTTGCCAGTGCTTTACCAGTCATAAACGAGCAATAGGTCAAACCACAGATATATCCCACCGCTACAATCGGCAGTATAAAACAAACCACACACAAAGCAACACTCTTTCTAAGAATAAATCGAAATACTTTCATGTTACACCTTGTTAATTTCCTCGTCTGACCAACAGAACTTACATAGTAATTCACCATCGTGGCCATAGACAAGCAACGCCAAAAAGAAGACCGGCCCACCACTCCATGGGTCAGCTTGTAAACAATCATCTGCCCATCCACCGTCCTTTAAATGGTGCCGAACTAATTGGTACTCAGTGCCAAACATGCCTGTATAAGTACCAATTACTTCCGTTTTAAACGGGCGCATATAGTTACAATGTGGGCATAGTGTAGGCTCCTTTACATTTTCATTCAAAAACAAAACTGCATCATCAGGGAGCCCGGCAAATTGATCTTGTCTACTCATTTAATTAACCTCATTTAATTAACCCCATTAAAATACAACTCCCGTGTCGAGAACCGTCGAAATCGCTGCAACCATTGCCGAATCACTGCATCGTCCAAGTGAGTCGAGGCGCTCCAGCCAATCGGCAGGCTTATTAGCTCTTCGATAAACTCTGCCGTTGGAAGTCCACCTAGTTGCTCGGCAAGGCGTTGACAAACGACACTCAAGTTGTTCGTGACCGTCGTTTGTGGTGCCGGGGGCTGCCACTTCGGCACAGACAAAGATTCTAGTCCGTCTATAGTCAGCCCCCATATCACCCGCCCGCACTTTGAAAATGCTCGGGCTGTAGCCAAGAATTTCAAGCCCGTTGGCGAGATAATCCGCACTTGTGATTGCTTCTTTCTTAGCCGAATGTGAGAACTGCCAGAGGATATAGCTCGGCTCCACTGTTTGCACAAGTTGAATGAGTTTGTCTGTAAAATTTGTAGTGGGCTCCTTTGAAGTGGCTGTGGCTTCTGTGATTCCAGCGATGCAATCCACGCATCGACGCCAAGGTCTCCCGTCGAAGGTGTAGAAGTTGTCCCAGATAGGAGCCGCTTGTAGGGACTCCTCTCTGAATCGGTAATCAAGTATTTTAATGCTTCGGGGATTAGCTTCCACATAACATACCGGGGTCCAAAAATGAAGTTTTTGTAATGGGAGATCGAAACTGCCGATGCCACTATTAATTGATAAATATCTATACATCAAACAAACTCGACCCCTTCTTGGGGTGGATTCGATTTGTAAAGTAGCTTCTGGTTGGTGATTTTCTGCAACCGTTTGTTTAATTTTTTCAACTTACGATCATTTCTATCTCGGTGATCGTTCTTGCAGTGATAGTCGGTGTCGTGTCTGAATGTTCGTCCCATTTAAGAACTCTTAACTGCAACTTTCGTGCCATAGATGCGTTTGCGGCGTTCTTCAGTGGCATCATAGTGCATTACATAATCGAGAATCATTGTTAAAAGAGACCCCTTAATCCAGTTATACTGTCCAGGGGGTCCGCCACAGAATTGTATTGGTCCAATTGTGGCCGCGGGGATATCTTGTGGTATCTCGAAACAATATTTAAACGGTGTTGTGACCTTAGAGCCAGCGACACCATCTATAATAATCTGGTCTGCAAGAGCACCCATTTCCGATAGGATGTCAACAGCCTCGCTCGCTGTCAGATTCGCAAACTCGCGTTGGTATTCTTCTAATGATTTCACGGGTACGCCTTTAACGCCTTATGAACCTTGGGCAGATCATTTTTTACATACGCATAGAGAAAGTGATCGATTAACATTGTCAACAATGTTCCATCCCACCACTTAGGGGCTGGCGGGCCACCATAGAATTGAACCGGCACGTCACCGGCCAAATCATTAAAAAGACTCGTATCATCATACAGATCAACAAGTTGGAGGCGTTGACCACCGAATCCTATGTATGCCTTGTCAGCCCCGAAGGTCCAACATAGTAATTCCAGTGCATCGAGTGTCGATATTTGACCAAATCGTTTGCGAAGCATACTAAAGTTAATTTGTTTCATATCCCCCTCTACCAAGTCTGTGTATGCACCTAGAATTGCCCAGTCATAGAGTATCACGTCACATAGGTATGTTAAAAGTGATCCCGTGTGCAGTCCTCGGTTATCAGGTGGACCGCCTATAAATTCAATAGGCCCCACTGCCGACGCTGCCACCCCTTCCATATAACTGGCACCTAAGAAAGTTTGTACTTCTCGCCTACTTTGAGTGTTTACAAAACAGATGCAACTATGTCCAAGTCCAAATTCCTGGCAAAGTAGTTCAACTGCCTCGCTGGCACTTACCTCTTCAAGTTCGTTAAGGACATGCGTGTAAATCGCCATATCTTAAATATACCACGTTTTCCCTAATTGTCAACCGATCCAACCCATTGACAACCCATCTGGTAGTTGTTGTGGTAGTAGAAATTTATTTACTACGTCTAAATTGCCGTTATAATGGGCTGTAAGAATTCTATCGATTAGCATGGTTAATAGGGTTCCAGTGAATGTTGTGTATTTCATAGGTGGCCCACCATAAAATCGGCACGGCACTGACTTTGCCTTGGCTAATCCGAAAGACGTGCTATGTAATTCCCATACTGCAAAAGGCGAGCTACCTTTATACGATGGGATATGTATTAGATCCTTGTGTGCATTTAATGCCTTCATACTTTGTACAAATTGTATCACCGTATGGTCAGCCAGCGCCGAGTACAAGATGTCTAGAATGGTGGTGCAGCTAGTTGTCGTTGTTGGTTCAATAATTGACGCACCTTTTCAAAGCCTTCCATCTGAATTTTAGCAGAAACACAGTCAACAATAAAGCTATACACGGTGCCATCATACCATTTACCGCGTCCCACAGGGCCCCCATAGAAGCGAATACGCACACGATTAGCCGGTCTCCCAGTGGCTGTGCCCGCGTAAATCTGTCGGATATTTGTAACGGCAATTGAATAGGCCTCGCCGCCTATCAAAAAGACATCCGTATCTTGATGCCCAAGTGCATAGGCAATTAGGTAAGCACAGTCGAGGTCAACAGGTGCAAAATGCCCCAGCAACGACTCGGCCTGTCTTAGATGATTCTTTTTCATACGTTAAGACTCATAAACCGTCCAAGTACCGCTATATTTCCGAAGGACACGGCCTGCATAATTCGATCAACAAGCATAGTAAGAAGGCTGCCCTCATACCATTTTCGGTACCCAGGAGGTCCGCCCCAAAAGGTTATTGGTGCAAGGTCACTAGCTCTCAACATCTGAGCCCCTGGCAAGCTATTAATCAGTGCGACTGGGGTAGTGCAGAGCCCGTTCACCTCGATCTCTGTCAGACCTTCATCAAAGCTATAGTTGAGGTAGTTCACAACCCGTGTTGCTGATAATTCTTTGAGTTTTTCTTTCAATTGATTACAAAGAATCTCGTCATTTGCCACCATTTTTATCACCATTGAAACCGCCTCTGGGACTTCTGGGGCGTCACAGCCATCAATTGATAAAGATCGCTCAGTGTATGGGAGCACAAGTACTCGTAGATTCTGTCCAGTACTAATGTTACTAGGTTCCCTTCGTAGTATGCTAATCTGGTCGGTGGCCCTCCCCAAAACATGAAGTGAGGGGTCTCGACTGCTAGCAACCATTGCACATCTGTGTTCACCCAGTCTTTGACTCTTAATATCTGTTGATTTAAGTAGATTGTCGTGTCCGACTGGCCCAGAACCGCTAATAAGCTGTAGGCTGCTGGAGCACTCAATGTGTTTAGCAGCGCCAAAAGATCGTCTGGTATTCTCATACATTATAAGTATACACTATTAAATACTACTGTCAAGTCCTTGTAGTTCTTCAATCATTGTTACCCGTAATGAGTTCTGCTCGGGAGTAATTGGCCTCCACTCAGCAGAGGGGTCGTTTCGTAGTTTAAATAGATTACAGGATAGCCACCGATTACAGAATGCGGCCAGATCGGTTGGCTGTACAGCTAATCCATCTGGCACCCATCGTTCAAGATTGACTAGCTCGCAGTGTCGTAAGAAACGTAGCTTATCCTCAGCAATCCACTTGCGATATTTCTCCTGGTCAGAGTTCTTTAGCACATCAGAAATAAGATCAACTAGGCGATGGGCTATTTCGCTTCTAGCTGGCTCTGCTACTAGGTCACGTAGCCCTTTGATGAAATCAACTAAGAGATTTAGGTTAAGCATGCGACATCTCCTGGGTATTTAATATGGGCCGACGGCTCTTGTGTCCAATTATACTTCCTATAAATATTAGGATATTCGACATTGTTGCCGACGATTGTTAATAGAAATTGAATATCAGGCATGGTCCATTTTGATCGTGTAGGCAAGCCGCGGTCTCTACAAAATTCACGCCACCGACCATTGGATAGTGGCCCATTATGCAGTATTTTCATAGCCAACCGCCGCTCTTCTCGGAGCAAGAGATATTGCTGATGAGACTCTTGGATGATTGGTGAATACACCCAATCGGGCTTTGGAAAGACACCTGGGGTATAGAGTTCTCGTAGTACTTGTAACGAGGAGTCTGAGATTCCACGATTCTTGCATTCAATAGCTACTGCAATTCCATAGCGAACTAACGACTGGATGTGCCCTCTCCACATCTCGACCGGTCTCGGTCGATAATTAGGACTTGATTCAAAATACTTCAGCGTTCGCAAGATCCGGTTACGAGTGTGTTTTAAATCACAGTCTGTAAAACATTGTGCGCAAGCGCGGTAAGAACTGAATGGCATCCATACTAAATATTTAGGCTTTTGTCGCCGTGTAGGCGCGGGGTTCCAGTCAACCTCGGTGTACTCAATGGCGGCTGTGGGATTTGTCCAAACATTAGCTGCGATGCCATACGCCTGTCGCATATGCTGGCCAAACCGTTCATATTCGGCAGCACTTGCTTCCGCCTGTAATAACTGGGTCATTCGACTGTCAAGAGTAACGTAGTCTAGTTCATTTATATCTTCAAAAGTAATCTCCTTCCCAGTGCCACAGTCTATTAGTCGAACACCAACGCCACCAATGGCCCACTCACAGCGATATTGACGGATATCAAAATGTTCGTAAGCCAAGCCAGGAGCCGTTAGCTGTCGAACAAAAACTGACTGATCCTGGGGACTCTATACTGTCGGATTTCACTAGGCCGATACTGTCTAGGCATTGAGTTTTACCTTACTTAACAATGGATATTTACTGTCACGTGGATAGGAGCGCATAGCATTGTGCTCAGAGCCATGGCGCTCGCGCCAGACAATAGTGAAGTTGGCTCGATCTTTACTCCGTAGTACCTCGATTGTAACGACACCATCTTCATCAATGTCTTCAGTCTCGACAAATACTTCGCCGTCTAGCATCTCTAGAACAGTGAATAGTTTTGTCATACCAAGCAATCTGGTGCTTAATTTTTTGACATTCTCTGGATGCCCAGCCATATAATCTTGTAGTCGCATTAAATTAAATCCCTAGTTCGGATTGGCACAGCACAATTTGCAAAGTGTTGTCTACTTGCTGCCTGATAATAAGGATTCAAACGCACGCTCTCTGGCATAGTTACCTCCTGGCAGTTAGGTGACGTGACTGGCAGGTCACTTTCCGGGCAGCCAACAACCTTAGCACCATGTTGGCAGAGAAGATCGCTTGCCCATCGCTCATTAACTGTATGCGTTTTACCACAGGCGCACTGGCCGTGTAATACAGTGCAGTCTGTGTGCTGACGTGGTTTCAACCAGTACCGCGGGATGGCAATGATACCGGAGTCATCGGGGGCAAGCGTCAGAGTCTCTATCGTGGCATCATGGGCAGCGAGGAGATCATTAACCCATTCGTCCTGTTCTTGATGAACACCTCCACAGGCGCAGGGCCCGACAAGCATATCACATTTAGTGCGGAAGCGAGCGGTTCCATCAATGGTCCGCTTTGCGAATTCTTTTGGATACTTTACAAAGCCACTGGATTGCCGTCGTTTTAGCGTCTTCATACTATAACTATAGCATGCTTTCGCTCGATGTCAAGTGGAATTATTAGGTGGGATTATACTGATTGTGCCTGATATAGCCGTTTCCAATCGAAAAATCGCCAGCGGCCCATGGTATCAATCTCACTTGCATGGTCGATATGGCGTGTGTACGCGGCTAGATCACTCCAAGTCTCAAAAATCATTTCTTGGGGGATGACTCCGCGGAGCCAGTCTGGTATTGCACGGAGGCCCTGCTCCATATGCAGCAGGATTGGCGCTTTACGACGGTTTAGCACCGTCCACTCTTCATGGGTGCCAGTCGAATAGTATCGTAGATCTAAATGTACAATTGCGAAGTCACAAACGTCACACATTCTAAGGTCAATACAGCGAATCTCTCGCATCTGTTGTGCAAGAGTATCCCAGTCACCAGCTTCTTTTAGCTTCTGCCGGGCTATGTGATCCTCTAAATCTGGGCATTCATACCCGGGTAGCATGGGTTTATGGCAGGGGTCGAGAAAGATTAGATTTAGGTCTTTTAGCTCTTCTTGAATACTGGTCCGCCAACCCGTTCCAAAATCTGGTGATAAATCGATTGGGCCCGCTAGATAAACGCGATTATAGAATAGACGGTTCATACAAACGTTCTCCAAGTATCAAGGGGTGTAGTTATTCTATGGCAGCCAGATGGCATGTGTATAGGCTTCTCTTTAGGCACACAGAGCATGTTTACGGAGATAGTCCACCCATAGATATTCTCTTCCACCCCATTGAAATTATACCGATTATAATAATATGGTAAATGGTAGAATAGGTCGTAGTTCATAGCCCAGAGGCGTTTAATTAACTCGGGAGACTTATCTTCTCGATCATTCTCCATGTATAGAATGGGGCGGCAGCGATTAATCGTTTTTAGACCCCCTTCAAGTATCTCGCCTTCCATACCTTCAGCGTCAATCTTTGCAAAATGGAAATGTGACACAGTCGAATCAATAGTAACAAGTGGAACAGACTCGCCCCCAGTGCCACCCATTTCGACTGCGCCAAAGTTATTCGGCTGCTCGTAGTCAACCTGTGGCACGTTCAAGAGCCCTACTGTCCTACCAACACCGACACAATGTGCATATACATTTTGAAGCGAATTAAGCGCAGCATTTGCACAAACTAATTGGAATAGGATTCGTTGTGGTTCAAATGCGTAAACGCGCCCCTGTGGAACCATCTGTGCCATGGCTACCGTGTGAGCGCCATGATTAGCACCAATGTCTAGGCATACCCAATCAGGCTGTATAATCCCTCGGAATAGATATACTTCGCCCTCTGAAAATTCGCCATACTTATCTAATGCACCACCAATATACTGGTCATTAGGTAAGAATAACATTTGTCCATAGCGGCATTGCTTTAACTTGGTGGGCATAATTCCTCCCATTTTGAAGATCCCAACCGTGTGCATCCTAACTGCAAGAATGTATCGGCCTGTTGATAAGTACTAATACCACCACTTGCTTTAATCTTTAGTGGCGAATCCTTTATGGCGGTCTTGATTAGTTCGACATCCTCGTAGGTAGCTCCGCCTATACCAAAGCCAGTCGATGTTTTGATAAACGATACTCGTGGAACAGACCTAATAAGTAGACAAGCTGATAATATATGGGGTGCAGTTAAATAGCACGTCTCTAGTATTACCTTTATTGTGATTCGAAGCGGTAGTCGGTCGAGAATGTAGTTTAATTCATTCACTACGTATGGGTAATCACCCTCAATGAACCTTGCATAATTCATAACAATGTCAAGTTCATCAGCACCATCACGCACAGCCTGTTGTGCTTCTAGTCGCTTTATCTCTGGTGTGTTTGTACCGTGTGGGAAACTAATTACCGTCGAAATTGGAACCTCAAACTGCGAAGCATATTGCACATCACAAGGTCGAACACATACAGATGCCAAATGCTCGCGGCAAGCTAGGAGACATGCTGACCGCACCTGGGCAAGCGTGGACGTTGGGTTCAAGACAGCATAGTCTAGGGCTGCGGCAATTTGTTCTTTAGTGTGCATGGCGTCTCTTTGGTGCAATTTTTATGCCATTCGCTTTAACGCAGGCTTGGTAGGCGCGATTATAGGTCTTATAGGGACGCCGTTCATTATCTAACGCATGCTCCCAAAAGCTATTACCGTCTGGGTTTAGACTTAATCGAAGGGCATAGTATCTAGGAGGTAGTTCCACACCCATGAAGCATTTTCGCCACACTATGCGGTATTTTTTACACTTGGATAGCCAGACTTTTCTAAACTTACGGCTTAGTCCTTCTGGATTAAAGCGTGAAGTCAATTTGAATTCAATGTCGGACATCTGGCACCTTTTGATATATTTTCCGACGCCCACAGGGGCTGCAAGTTAGTATAATGGCAAGCAGCTCTTTGCTGCTCTGGATCTGTTAGATCGAAACTAGCTAGTGGTATGATGTGGTCAATATGCCATTCGCTTCGATTTTCCCAGGTCATTCCAGGTTTGAATTTTGATTCAAGATACTCTACTAGAAACTCCCAGGTGCAACCAGTTAGAGTCTGGGTTGTGGCAGATTTATGCTTTATACACTTATTTAGTCGTTGACGTAACCGCTTACCAACGCAAAAATGACGGTCATTTCTGTGCCGCGCGTTTTCCCGCGTGCGGCGATTCTCCTTGTATTCTGGTGTTCGCCGCCTCTTGTGCTCTGCCTCCTTGTATTCTAGTGTTTGCCGCCTCTTGCGATCTGCCTCCTTGTATTCTGGTGTTTGCTGTCTCTTGCGGTCCTTCTCCTTGTATTCTGGTGTTTGCTGCCTCTTGCGGTTCTTCTCCTTGTATTCTGGTGTTTGACGGTACGCATGCAGATAACACTTTTTACACATGCCCTTAGCCTCTTTAGGCTCATGGTCACACATTCTTAGGTCCTTTCCCATTACGAAATTGTGGCTCGATCTTCGGAGGCGTATGCCCAACCATACCTCGCTTATGCCTGGGATGCATAGGTGAATAGAAGATGTGGACTGCGGGTGCTGGGAAGTGTCTTAACACGTCCTCAGACTTACAAGCGGGACACGGGGGGCTTGGATCATCGTATCTCTGCACATCAGTAAAAGTCTCGCCACAATCCTGGCACGTATAATCATAACTACTCACGAGTTGCTCCTTTTTCTAGTATAACACAGCGATCTGGGTTCTCTAATTTAACCGGTCGTCCAGTATCATTTGATCCAGCTATTTTGAATACAGGCGGTGTTGAGCGGATCACCTCAATATGAGAGACACGCAACGAACGGAGCCACATTTCTGACCCCCTGCGTACTGGATAAGCCACAGTGTCTCCCGGCTCAATAGGTCGGCCACCAAAATCACAAACAATCTCGGCCATCATCGTCTCCAATTATTTCACTAGTCATGTTATGACAGTTTGCACACTCCATATTATCTAAGTCACAGCCCTCGGGCGCAACAAACGCAGTCTGAAATCCACAAATGCGGCATTCTTCTAATCCACTAATATACATCATATTCCGAATAAATCTCCCTCGGAGCCTGACACTGGATCAAATCTACAATTTGTGGAGTCACACCTGGGACATTTTAGCATGGCCACAGTTTCGTCCTGGCATAAATATTCTGACCAGACCAGCCCACAATCCAAACAAACGCCGTCACCAAAGTTAATATCCATTGTGTCCGCCATCATTGTCCCGATACTCTTGAGCATAGACCAACACCTTGGCCACCATACCAGCGACCATCGGGCCAGTAATTTGAAAGCGCAGGTTGCAAATCATTCTCATCTGCAATCTTGGCACAAATTTGTGGGTCAGTGTCGCCAGTTACACAGGAGATACCGAGGCATTTACACAGCCGTAAGGTTGTACCGTCCCCAGCAAATGGATCTATTACTGTATCATATCGTCTACATGAAAGATGCACGCAGTGCTCAATTAGACTAGAATCTTCGTCTGTCGGATACAGTTCAATATTTTCCTGTGTAATTCGTAGTAATGGTTTATTACCTGAATTATACATCTGAATACAGGGCTCTACTTGTAGTCCTTCATAACTTTCAAGAAGTTTATCGACAATTAATGCGACCTCGGGTGCCCACTCTTCACTGTAAGAGAGCCAAAAAATATCTGCCTTGGCCACGCCAATTTCAATAAGATCAGAGAGTTGGCTATTATCTGGTGGATTGACAAAAACCATACGAGCATAGTCAATCGAATCAAGGAGTGTCAATGCGTCTGTACAAATTACTTGGTGCATGATAAAATTAGCAGGGCAGTACAAAAAGTCTTGAATTCAATAATTCGTCCAGTCTTTAATGTTTCTTGCCAGAGGGCTCGGTCTTCAATTGGCCGGACGCGATACCCTTCTAGCATATCAATCGCCTGACGAATATCCGTATAAGGGATGTCGTCCGTTGCTCCTATAATTCCACATTGGATCCAGTCAGTACCAACCAGCTTTTCTAATCCGTAGTATTTAACATGAATTTCATTCTCTGCCATTTGTGTCTCCTAAAATGTTATAGTCAGGTAAGTCGTGAGTGTCCAGGGCTTGAATAAGAGCATGTGTGAAATATGTTATTTGTTCTAGCCCTTCATAGTTTAATTTGTCTGGGGTATCGCTGATTTTATGGTAGTTCGCGTGGAGGCCGGTATGCAAGAAAGCAACTGGAATGCCAACTTCCGCAAATGATTCTTGGTCGCTGTCTTTTCCACCGAGAATAACTAGTGATGGTGCCCACGGATACTGGATATACAAGTCCCTTAGAATCTTCTGCACATCTGGTACATAGGCTTGTGTATCGGTACGTAAGTATCCAACCATATCCAGATTAACCATGAAGATGGTTTTTTCATTTGGATAGAGTGGATGCTTCACATAATAGGCAGACCCATACAACCCCTCTTCTTCCCCAGAGAAGAAGATAAACACAATATTTCGCCGACTTGTTTTCACCATCTTAGCTAGTTCGAGCACGGAGGCGGTGCCAGAGGCGTTGTCATCCGCCCCAGGACAAAATGATCGCCGTAATGGGCCAACAGCGTCATAGTGAGCCCCAACAACAAGCACCGAGTCTACGGCACCTTTTCTGACTGCAATAATGTTCTTTGACTGGCCCCGGGGCAATGGAAATATCTGCTCCTCGGGCGAGTACCCAGATGCTTTTAGCTGTTGTATAAGATAGTCAGCCGCTTTGTCACAGGCTGGTGAGCCCGCCTTCCTACCCTGAAGATCGGCGGAGGTCAGGTAATCAACATGTCGCTTTAAATCAACGACCTGCTGTGCAAAAACAACATTAGTAACTAGACTAATCACCAGTATAAGAATATATTTCATATTGTCTCTTAGATGCAAATAATATGCCAAAACTTCTAATTAGTGTCGATATCCGCAGTAAGGGCTGTTAGTGGATCATCACGAAATCGTAGTAAGTGCCCTTGTAAACTAGCCATGCTAATTTTCTTATGTGCGAGTTTTTCACAAAACCCCTCAGACAGGTCTGACATCTCCGGGAAAAACCTATTGAATAGATTTTTTGCCTGTGCTTTTGAGGCGTCATCTATCACTATATCCATATCCACTCGTCCCGGCCTAATAAGGGCAGGGTCTAATACCTCTTTATGATTAGTCGTTAGAAATAAAATCCGCCCCTCACTAGACATGATTCCATCAATTGCATTCAACAGGCCAGAGAAAGTTATATTTTCACCCTCTTCAACTTTCTTACGTGCATGGAAGATACAGTCAATGTCCTCTATTAATACTAGGCTATTCATTGGAACATTGGCCATTAGCTCCATTAGTCGCTCGTCATTTAAACTATGGTTGCTTAGATTCAGGGTACAAATATCGAGGCGGAGTTCAGAGGCGATAGCTGTCACAAGTGAACTTTTGCCATTACCAGGAGGGCCGGATAGTAAATACCCCCGTCTGTATGGGATGCCAATATCATTGTACCATTTTTCAGACTCAATAAACTGCCTGACATCCCGTAGAATGTGACCACTCAAATCGTCATCCAAGATGACAGACTTTAGCGGACGGAGGGCGCGCTTAGTTATTTCACACCATTCATTATAGTCTGGTCGAAGGACTCGCAACCGTTCTGAATCTATAGGGTGGGCAGCCACGCGCGCCTCTTCTATAAGGTCATAGACGACTTGTTTATTACGACTGAAAAGTTTAAAAGTAAATGTCTCCCGGAAGCCCAAAGCAACTGTGTCACCCTTACCTTGCGTGTCTTTTCGTTCACGGTATAAAATCATTAACTTTCGTTTATAAAAAAGAAAATGTAGCCCAGGGGCTGGTGAAAGAATTATGCGTGGCTTCTTTCGCTCTCTGGAGTCGTCGGGGCCATCATCGTAGTCACGTTGTCTACGAGTTTGAACCGTCCACCAGCGGCAGCGCTTCCTATATGGGTGTTGAGATAGCCAAACATTCATCCAGCGGAAGGCTTCGTCACGGTCTGGAATATCAATTTCAGTTATCAATCGATGCTTAATCCACGTAAACAAGTACCCAGGTAAACTGCGAAGATAAACAAGCGCGCTCCCGACAACGGCCAATACAAGGCCACCATTTAAAAACTGATTACTTGCAAGCTGAGTTGTTATAAAATCCCACACAGTCGCGCCCTCCTAGACAAATGTGTTAGTTATCGGCCTCTTTATTATACTGTGTTAGTACAATATTAATCGTCGGAATCAAATCACCGTCTTGTAATACGTCGGATGTTGATAGGTATCCAAGAGTGAGGGCAGCTTGTCCCGACTTAGATTCGTGGATAATTGTCTCTAGGTGTGTAAAGATACTAGTAAGTGTTTCACCAGTTAAATTAGCTTCTTTTAGGCGCTCAAGAAATACCAAATTCATAGATTACCTTTTTAATGGGCGTGTGTGGTGGTAATGATTTAAGACCTAACGCTTGTTTTATTTTACTCCTGGCTTCAGAGCGTGTGTTTGCACTGACAACTATTGGCTGCTGTTCTCCAATATCCAATTGCCAAACACTTGGTTTCTTATTACCAATAACACCATCTGCGACTAACTGACGACGCTGAGCTATTAGTGCCATTTGGTTAATGGCCTCTTTGGATAATTTTGACGGCCCTCGCTGTGAGTCAAGAAAATCTTTCTTAGACATTCTGTAGTTTACTAGTCTCCGCATTATATTAAACCCTCAAAGATTTTGTAAAAACAATTTCGTCCTCTTTTTCACCCATGTATATCCCAGTGCCTTTCATTACACGAGTGGCCGCGTACTTTCGATGTGTCAGCCACTGACTTAAATCAAAAGTACAACTTGGATAGCAAAAACTTTCAACAATGGGAAATTGAACATCTTTATTTCCATTCTGAATTAGGATTGTCTCAACTGCTGATAGTAACTGCGAGCCTACGCCATTATGTCTATAGGATGGTTTTACGCCCATTCGTATGATGAGTCCACCCTTTACCCCGCTAAACCAGACAATAAAGCCAACTGGTATCCCGTTATACGTCCCAATTAAAACACCATACCGAGCCTCAACCAGCATGTCTCTCCACTCAGAGCAGCCCCAATTATCGTCAAAACACTTTAGATCAATGTCTAAGATATAATTGAGATCGCGAACTTCTGGTTTTCTAATGTTAGTTAGCATTATTTAAATCGATGCTGGCGTGTTAAATCGTTTATACATTGCTGCTCAGGTGTGTCGATATTCGTTCTAATTGCTTGTTGCTCTAGAACTTGACAGCGTTGGTCATTTTCTTCTCTAGTCAGATCGGGGAAAATATGCCCTGTGGTAAGTGCCGTCCAGCAGGCTTGAATGCGAGATAGAAGTGTTTTCTGATGGACGGCCGAGATGCGAGCCCTGTGGTTGGCAATCCGTAATAAGGGCTTAGAGCTTGTTGGCTTTGCTACAATCTGATCGATACAAACAATGACGTTTTCATCCCCAACAGGTTCACCTAGCATCCATGAATAAATTGCTAGTTGGTCAGCCCAGTCTGTATTGGCATCTTCAAGCCAACCGTTGTGGATTTCTACACCCTTCCATAAAAATGGCTTGTATTCCTTGTGTGCTGTGTTGTTACCACGAGACGCTTTTGCAGTTAGATCTCCCCAACCATCACGCACCAGACGATAGTTTTTACACGGACTGGTTGGCGACTTAGAACAGTACCCATTTACTTTAAAGTCTAAGATGACATGCGACCCTAGTGGGTGTATAAATCTCAAATCTGGCTTTCCAAGAAGCGGAACCGTTTCAATACACCCTTCGATTGTAAATTCAAATTGTGGAGCCTGTTTACTTTGCTTGAGTAAAGATAGTAAATCCTCATACGCCCCCGAGAATTTATAGGCATCAAAGACATACTGACCGTGTTCGAGTGCCCAGTCACGGTTTTGTGGTTCAACCTGATCGGCGAAAATCGCATCAAATTGAAATTTTGAATCGGCCCCCACACCAAATATGGCTTCGTGCATCGCAGATTTTACATAGGCGTCGAAGGCGGAACCAATGGCCATATAAGTGGTCTGTGGAAGATGCTCTACCTTCATCTCGGCCAGCCGCTGAAGATAAAACTCTTCTGGATTCTTTTCCCAAATAGCTAGGCTAGAGGGGCTGAGATAGCGAGGTAGTCTCATTCTTCATTCCTTTGGCGCAGGTAGCGAGCGTCTTTAGGGATTCCGTCGTCAGATAGCTCTCTGTATTTAAATGTTATGGACTGCCCAAGTTTGAAATGCTTAGCATTTGTCCCCCTGGGCATCTCAATGCCTGGATTTGTTCTGGCAAAAAATTCATCTTTATCCGTGAACTGTCGCTCTTCATCTGTCAGACCAGATAGCTCTAGCCTCTTTCCATTGTAGTCCAGAATCAGGGCTCCAATTTTACCAAGTAATTTCGACCCACGCTCAGTTTCTCTTCCGCTTGTAAATCCTACTAGCCGCCCCTCATCGTCGTCGAACGGTTTGTATTTTAGTACTCCGTGTGACCGCTGTGGTTCCCAGACACCCTGTGGGTCACGTATAACAACACCCTCACCACCTTGTTCAATAATCTGCGTCAGCATTTGTTCTATGTAGTTAGTGACACCCTCTTCAGGCAACAATTTTTGTTGTAGAAGATAAACTAGACCTTCAGATGGCAGGGCCGATTGCAAGATGCTCAACTCTTCCTCAAAGGTGGCACTCTCTAGAAATCTAAAGTCTTTTAGAAAGCAATCCGGTCGTGTCTTCATCCAGGCTAGTACTTCCTCGAAGTTTATTTCTCGACGAAATTGCGGGCAGTTCACTCGGCCATCAATCCCTATAGCAGTAATAGATGGGCTCCCCCAAACAGGGAATTCAATCTTTTCCCACTCAGAATCAATGGGCACATCTTTTGAACATATTGATCGACACAGTTGGAACGTTCCACGACCAGCCCATAGCTCACCGTCAAGAGGAATACACGGTAATTGATTTATCCACCAATCTGGGGCCATGATGGGGTTCCCATACCTTGACCACAAGCCAGATGCCACGGGGCGGATCTTGGACTTCAACCCCCCAGTCTTGGGATTATAGATATTTGCCCAGGGAACCTTTTTAGTTTCAGATCCACGACTTAGCCCGCCGTCCCAATAGCATCGCGTGCCATCTACTTTTTCAGAGAGATAATGGCCGGCCACCTTGCTCTTTGCGGCATTATACTTGTGGGCCTGCATCAAAAATTCGCGTCTTTTTGGCATTTTCATCCCTTACTAGTATGCAAATCTGGTGCCAATAGCACACTATTTTAGCGAATTTGGTGGCATTGGAGCGACTTCTCCTGTCTTTTTTTCATACATCGCGCGAAACCACTGCATATCCGCCCGCAATTGGGCGTTCAAATCCTTGAGGGTTGCCAATTCTTTTTCATTCGCGACAGCCTTTAGATACGCGATCCGTAATATTTGTATTGCTAGATCGAGATTTTTATGCGTTTGAGCATTGTCATTCGTTAAGTCCTTTATTGTCGCTGCCGAATCCATAATCACAGACTCATTTTGTTTATTCGTTTCCTGTAGTTGTTTAATCCACTTAGCATAATCAATATATTTACGCTCAGCCACTCCCAGGCGTCGATTAGTCGCCACGAGCACTTCTTTAATATCGAGTGATTGACTGGCGACATGTTGTATTTGATAATCCTCAAGTTCTTTTATGTAAACATTAACTGAATAGTGATCGATTACTAAAACAAACAGTCCCAGAAAAATTAACAACAGAGCTGATCGTTTACTCATACTAGCTATCCTTTTGTAAAAAGTTAAGATACCGTTGTTCTAGGTCGCGTCGAATCCGATAAACAGTTGTTTTTGATATCCCTAGATTGGTAGCTATCTCCATGTATGTATACCCCTTTGCCCGAAGAATAATTAATTTCTGCTCAATGTTTGTTACAGCTAAGGTTAAGAGTGTGTCTTTAAGGTCAATTATTTGTGTTGGAGTTCCTGTCAGTAAATCGTCCCGTAATTTTAATCGAAGGCTGATAGGGTCGCCATTTTTAAATTTTTTTCGTAGATAATTCCCTGTAACATTAGGATTATTATCATCGATATTAAAATTAACTAGAACTTGTTTGATAACTTGGCAAAAATATTTAGATACAGAGACATATTCAACTGGCTGAGTACGTAAATTAGCGACCCATTCACACGTGCGCAGAGTAAGGATACTAACTAGGTCCGATGAATGCCGTTGCATAGATGGTATTTTATATAGCTGTTTTTGTAAGATAACACGGCACAAAGCTAAGAGTTGCATTAAAAGCTCGTCACGGGCATTGTCGTCACCGGCCTTAAAGGTTTCCGTTAGGGCTTGAATCTGGTCCTTATCATAATTAGGCAACGAATCAAATAGCGGATCGTGTAATTTCCAGTAGCTATTAACCATTGAATCACCGAAGTTTATTGATAATCCACAATGTCTGTGGATGGTAACTATAGTTCATTGCTGATTTAAATGGATAGATATAACCCCGTGAGTCATAGATTGATGAGCCATCCCACGCTACTGCATGGCCTACATGATCTGCTATCCCTGGGTGCTGAATTAATCCCGTCAGTACTCCCTGTGATGTATTTGCTAGCCACTTGTCAAATCTCTCTAAATAGTAGGCTGTTTCATATGGCGTATATAAATCGTTAGACCCAACAAATGGCACGGATGCAAACGCCAACTGTATTTCTGTGCAAGAGAATCCATTTACTAAGCAGTATTCAATACACTCCTGGATATGAAAACCACGCCGAAATCTCTTATCTGTAGAGCAAATATCGGTCCCATCGTGCCCGAAATATTCAATTAAATTTTCAACCGGCACGTCTAAGGCCATAGCAAACGAGTCAAGTAGGCACGACCAGTTGTTTGTTGCTTTTTGTAAACGCATTATAGTTCGGGTTTGGTACCTGTGGCACGGGCAACTGCCAGTCCTTGGTTTATCGCCTTCTTCTTAGCCTTCTCACGGCTGGCTTCGTTACCAGCAGTGTATGGGTAGGCTTTTCCAACTGTGCCCCATTTGTACGCAGGCTTACCATTTGAAACAACTCGTTTAACTGGCATTTTCGTCTCCTTTAGTAGGTACTCATCTTGGGCCTATCAGCCCGTCTTTTATGCCTCATCTTCAATCTCCTGCAACCAGCGGTCTATTTCATCATTTGATGGGCAGTCGGTCAGTTTTAAATAGTCCCATAAATTGGGCGATTGAAAGAGTCTGGCATATTGTTCATCAGAGGCTTCGGTTAGAATCCATATACCACAGCCATTTTTCATAAGCAGTGGGAACTTATATTTTTGAGCCCGAGTAAACCGATAATGCTCTTCTTGTTTTATTTCAACAAATCGGACCCCGAAGTTCTTATGACAGATAAATAAATCTGATAGACCAGACTGCCAAGCTCCACCTATAAGACGTTCCACATGCCACCCGCGAGCGCGTAGATACTTGACAATATCACGTTGAATACCATATTCAGGCCCGTGTTGTTTACGTATCCTCGGCTTGTCCATTTAGACCTCGATGAACCATGTCCAATCTGATCCAAGTTGTACACGCTTGTTAATACTGAGGGCATACTCAGTAACAGCCTGTGTCACACCCCAGTGTGGATAAAACTGTTCCATGCCAAAATCATGCCCGCAAAGTATACCGCCGATCCGGATCTTGTGGGCCCATAACTTTATATCAGCGCTAACGCCCGCGTATGAGTGGTCTGCATCAATAAACACGAAATCAAGCGAACCATCTTTTATACTCGTGGCTGCATTTTCAGATAAATCCCGAATAATATTAGCTCGGGCACTTGCATGCTTAGTTACTCGAAGTGTTTCGCATAGATCCTCGTCTCTCTGAGTTTGTGTGCGCTCGGTCACTCCGTCCTCAGACTTAACATATTCGGAATCGTCGGGAAAAACGCCCCACGTATCCACCATGTCGAGGTATAGATTAGGTAGCTCGGTCAATAGATAAGCGGACAGCGCTCCGCGATCCACGCCTATTTCAGCACCACGCAAGCGGCCATTAGGCTGTAGATCCTTTATCCGTTCGACAACGTCCGGCCCACGCCACAGGCCGCGTGTTTCGTACCAGCCACCGCCCAGTAACTTTTGTAAGCGTTTAAAATACCGTAAATACTGGGGGTACACTGCTTCAAGACTATATTTAGACTCCGCAACAGCACGACAATCCCATGGGTCTAATAAATGGATATGATTGACGGCACTAACAAACTCGGCCATGTCACGACAACAATAGCCTGTTACACCTTGGTCTATGATCTCTGGTAGGGCACCCCAATCACTAGCAATTATAGGTGTTCCACAGGCAAGGGCTTCAATTAGAACCATGCCAAAAGGTTCTAACCACCGGCATGGATGGATTAGTGCCTTAGCACCCCGCAGAAGTTCGAGCCGCTTTTTAGTGTCTACATATCCAGTGAACTCAACATCTCCCGGCAACTTCCTTACCCACTGTGGAATGTCGTGCGTCACCATATCAACCCCGGCCACAATCAGTTTCATCCCAGCCCGATTCGCCACATCAATGGCTATGTCGGTTCCCTTATCCCGGTCAATTCTACCAAGGCATAAGATGTAATCATCCTTTTTAGGCTGAACTTGAAAGTCATTAAGATCCAAATAATGTGGTATAACTGCATCGCCCCAAGGTGGGTTGCGCTCAAGCTGGAGAACTCCGTATAAATAATGCATCCATGCGCTAGATGGGAACACCTTGTGGTGCGAGAAAATTCCCGAGTATCCAACCATAAACTCACAGGATAGGGTAGCAATTTCTTCGACAAATTTTTGGTACCAGCCAAAGCTAACTAAGGCAATGTCTCCTGTCCGGTATCTAGCCCGCAGTGCCTCCCGGCCATTTGCAATATAAGTCTGCCAGATAGAGCCGTCAAGATCGTTTTTCCATGCCGCTTGTGGTACTCCGTTGTCACCGAGAACTAACCCCTCAGATATCAATTCACTCGGTACAAGCACAACTAATTCGTCACAAGGTGTGTCACTGCCTTCGGCCCCATAGAATGTTACATGATGCCCATTGTCCTTGAGCATCTTTGCCATGTTCCAAACTAATGGAGTCATGGGCTCATAAGTATTTTCTTTACGAGTCGGTATTTGTGCCAGTCCGAATAAATGAAATCTCACGCTTGCTCTCCATCTAAAATGTTGACTGTCTTCGCTAATTCCCCTAACGTCCGTCGTAACTCGCCAGCGGAGGCTGTATTCCATTCAATGATACCGCGCTGGCTAGCTAGTGCTCGTAGCTGTCGTGTTGTTAAGTTGTAGTAAATTGTGCTCGTTACATCATCTAGCTCTTCTTTCATAGTTCCGGCTCCAATTCTAAGGTTGACGCAATAATCGCGAGGTGCTTTAATGTATACCAACTTTGATTCTCAGGGTCGTCTATTCTAGACGGTATTTGAACTACCCCATTCTTAAAAATGTCCCAACACATCCCCGGCAATGTGAAAAGAAATCCGTATTCAACTTTATAGGGGTTAGTCCACGTTATACGCATCCATCGCCCTGGTGTGACAGTATCCCACCCGTCTCCTACGAGCTTACCGTCTGGGAAGGGTATTGAGTTATCATTAGCAAAGGTTATTAAAGCTAAGAGCCTTATAAGCTGTATATTTTCAGTCATTAAACCAGTAGTCCTTAAACTGTCTTACTAGATGCTTTGCCCGGGATTCTACATTCTGATGATTTATTTCGCGACCCTCTCGAAATTGTTCGTAATGTACAAACTCGTGCATAAGAATATATAATAGCTTGTCCATGCTACTTTTATACTCTCTGCCATTATTAAGCACACCAATGTGCGAATAACGTCGCTGTCGTAGAATTATATCTCTAGTGTCTCTGAAAAATAACCCGAGGACACGCTGTGGATTTGGATATTTAAGCTGCTTTAAGAAACTCCGCATATTTTTGTCGGTAAAAAACGTTATCTTCAATTTATGTGGTATCTTTTGTGTTTGTCTTAACCAGTCTCCCGCGGCATGGACTAGTCCATTATACTTCTCATATACGCCTTTGTCAACTTGAATACTTAGCATGCTTGCTTTTTCCAAGTTATGTGTCGCATGGACTCCGCGGACTTCTTTTCAGCCCAGTTCTTACACTCAAGACCCCACTTGATACCAATGAGAGGTACTTGTGGTCGAAATGATTCTACAGTTGTCTCAACTGTGTCCGCGACTTCGTTGACATACTTAGGATGTGTGACACAAATAATTTCATCGTGGACATTCATAGGGGCAACACGCCATTCATTTACACCTGCCGGTTGAATATCCCATATTTTTCTCTGAGTTTCTTTTGTTATCTGTGCCCCAGGAGATTGTATTAAATGGTTATTTGCAGCCCGCATATTAGCGGCTTGAATTTGAAAGGCGGCTCCAAATAAGGCACTTTGAGTTGCTCCACCAACGAGTTGTAGTCGGTCTCTACGAACTACCTGCAACTTGCAATTACGCCAAGCTACTGGAGGTTTGTTTGCTAGTTCAAAGAGGGCCTTGCAAATCTTATTCTCAAGTGTAAAGTAACGACGGAAGCCTAAAAATGTTTCTACATAATCTTTAGGCTCGCACCAGACAACCTGCTTTCCAATACCATCCGGCTGCCGCATTGAGCAAAAGTCATTCTGAATGCGGGTGCGAGAGCGTCCGATTCCTGGATACTTAGCACACCACTTATCATACGCTTTGTGTGCTTGATCGGCTGGGATGTTTAATTTTTTATTCCATGTTGTATCATCACCACCATATAAAAAGCCGAACATACCTTGTTTTGAGCGGGTGTAATAATCAATATCTGGAGATTGAGCCCCGTCCGAGGCTACAATTTCTTCGTAGCTGAGCTGCGGGTATAATTCAACGCCCAAGAGAGCATGGATCTTTTTTCCATCAAGTAATGTCTGGTGTAAATCATCATCATCAAAGACAGCGTCGGCGATGGTTACTTCAAACGCATCGAAGTCACCATTACAAAGTGTGTAACCTTCCCAAGCCAGTGGGAACATCTCACGGACATTTTCTGCATGCTTTACACCTTGGACATTCAAACCATCGCCACCTGCCATACGTGAGGACAATGTACCGATTACCTTGAAACTAGCATGTAAGCGGCCCGCTTGTAGTAGTTTTGTGTAGAGTTCAACTTCCTTTGCCGCTATCTTTATGCCAAGAATCTCGGAGGCTCGAACCGCGGCTGGGTGCCTACCTACATACAACCTACCAGTCCCATTACAGCGGATGCAATGGCCATCATCACCATCGCCACCACATTTAGTACAGGCTTCCTCTTCATCTATTGTCCACTTTTCTAGCTGCTCAATATTTTGTTTCTTGGTGCTCTCTTCAATAATCAGGGCTTCCATGTCATCTAAGCATTCAGACAAATATCGACGAACCGCTGGCGGCTTATTAATATTAACTGGGGACTGTGCGACTGTCGCTACCGCCGTTTGTAATAAGTTTTCAATACCCTCTTTATTTATAGTAAAGCCGTGCCAACGAACAGCAGCGACCATACATGCAAGCTCGCTGTCAGTGTCCCCTGGATCAGGGCGTCCAAAGTGATCCCAAAGAAGTCGCGTATATTTTACATCATCAGAAGCATACTCACGGGCACGCTCATTTTCTGACCAGTGTCGAATATGCTCCGGTATTAACGCTGGCCACGCCATACCAACTAGTTTCCCACTAGAGTCGTAGCATTCCCAATTTGATGGATCGGCCACAGCCAGGGCTGTGGGGGCATACCCCAATTCATAGGGGCGCCAGCTACGGTCTAGTTCAATATCCTCATAATGATATTTGGGTGGGATTTTTAAGGCGTATTCTGTTAAAAACTTCAGGCCACCAGCAGCGTGAAATTTTAGCACAACATCTTTGAAATCTTGGTTTACAACACCACGCTTGGATACAATATCATAAACCTTCCAGCGTGGGGCATCTTTGTCGGCTGTCTTTGCAAAGTATATACCATCCAATTCTATCCGACGTTCTAATTCCTGGGCCAATGCGTACGCAAGTGCTGTAGGTACGCGTTTGATACGTATATCCTCACGTGCCATTAAAGACTGATAAGGGCCCCTACGTGAATGTAGCAGAAGGTCACACGCTGCGACTGGTTTTAAACATGGGCCGTCCATACCTTGTGGTTCCTTTAGAGCAATCTCTTGAATATGTTGCTCGGGGATCCAGTCGGGTGGTAAGAGTTTCCAAATCGTATACAGTTTAGCCAGGAGAAACATATCAAACGCTAAATTGAAGCCAATTATACTATGCTGCATGAAATCTTCAATTAATTGAAGAGTCTCTCGCACTGGCCGTTTCCAAGGCTCGTATAGTATAATTGGGCCGTCATCATATGCATACTGGATAAGAACAGCTTGTCCATGAAGCCCGACGCTCTCAGTATCTATGAATACGTTAATCGGTGATTTCATAATAAACTAATCAATAGTGTTCCAGAGTTCATACGACCAACCCGGACCCTTGACGCTGGCACTACGAATTAAACCTGTGACATGTCGGCCTTTGGGTAATGAGATTATCATATGCTTCTCATAGACTAACATATCAGCAAAAAGCGTGCCATCTTTCGATAAACTTCCAACAATCTGGCATGGCCGGTTCTTTTTAAAATCTTTTCCAGAACTCCTAACTAATGCCCGTCCGCCGCCAAGCATCTCAAACTCAAAAATCTTGGCAGTTGTCTCAATTATAAGAGTGGTGCCACGCCGTAATTTTGTCGGTTCAATGACACCCATCTTACGTTTAGCGTCAATATCATCCTGAGAAGGGAACATCTTCTTCTGAGTGGTCTGCATTTAATACATCCTTAATTTCTGAATAGATTTGTTTATCAGCCACACGCCCCATCGACCATACTAGTAGACGAATCGGTAATCCGCCAATGCCCTTACCCATAAGATACTTAATCATTTGTTGGATGCGTTCGTGACTCTTCCGTGTTGTTTTATGATACAGATCATTGACACACACACTGGTGCCGGCCTTTCGCTCATTTAGAACCCGTAGAGAGGCTCGCTTCCATCTGGCCGGACGCAGGCTAACAACAACTTCTAGATCCGAAGGTGTAAATAATCCTATCTCTGCCGCTTGTTGTACTTCTAATGGTAATTCTAATAAAGCTAAGCGACGGCGTATCCAAATATAAGATCGCCCAATCTGCCGACCAATTTCACGAAGTGTTAGGCCGTGAACACTTCGCCTATGTGGCTGTAATGATTGTAAGAGTCGGGCCTGCTCCATTAAATTTAGTGATGGATTTTTTAGGGCCTGTGCCACGTCTTCAATAGACATATTTTTCACCAAAGAGTTTAATGGTGGCGTCATAGTCTGGGTCATCGGGTCTCACCGCTTTATAAACGAGTATATTCGGTAGGTCGGCTATCAGTAGCAGTTTTTCCTGCTCTTTACAAGCATTGAGTATCGAAATGCGTAATTTCAAATTGCCGCTTTGACACTTTAATTCAATAATAGTCTGCAAACTAAAATCAGCGGTCAGCTTGTTAATACTGGCAGACCAGCCTGTATAGCCTAGATGCTTGTCAAAATACTTTCGCTTCTTACCTCTGGGGTCATTTATGTATAATATTTCTGCATCATAATTAAGTCCCAGGTCAACGGCTACATAATCCGCCGATGGAATACTTGAGGGTAGAGCTGTTGCAAGATCACTGAGTACCTTTGACTGGCTGTAGTTTAGATACGAGGTCTGGTTTGTTTGAATACCGTGTTGTAGCAGTGTTTCTGGTGTAGTATCTGGCCGCGATAGTTCCCATGGTGAGAACTTCTGGCAAGTGGCGCGCCCAACTAGTTTCTCTCCGTAGGCCACAACCTCGCTTAGTTCATAATTGCGAAGTCCTACCCCCTTAATTTTTAGGAGAATCGAATAATTCCCCCGCCTAACAGTCGCCCGAAGATCAAGTATCTGGCTACGTTTATCGAGCTCACCAAACCATTCCGTGGCGCCAAAAGTCATGCTAAGAAGCATCCTTAGTGGCTCGTCCTTTTCGCTGGCTCCTAATACGTACACCAGTGCCAAATCAAAGTCAGAGGTGCGGGTCCACAGTTCGTTAGGGGATGGAAATAACCGTGGTAATTCGACAACTATATTCTTATAATCAAGGAGGTCGGACTTTAATACCTCAGAAGCCTCGATCTGGTGCTCAGCCAGCGATAGTAGTTGGTCAATCAAGTTCATCATCGAACTCCAACTGTAAATTGTCAAATTCCATTAAATCTTCTTCCTCTTCCAGATCGGGGAGGTCGAGAAATTCATAGATCGAGATAAATTGTGGGAACATTATTTTCGTCGTTTGAATTGGACTTTATATGCCTTAGCGACTAATGTACGAAGATCATCTAGGTGCTGTTGTACGGCAGGATCTTCCTTAGCTGGTTGAGCACAGGCCACAAGCGAGTTTGACAGTCCTTGTAGTGCCGCTGAGTTAAATGGAAGGCGCACGGTTGGCTTGGCAAATGCCGAGTCTTCGTCAAAAACAAGCCGAGCAACCCGATTATTATCATCGATAAAATACCAATCCAATCCGTAATTATTTATGGACCATTCAATCTTCATCCGTCACCTCCTCTAAGTTTAATCCCGACACACCGACTCCGCAGAATGGACAGTATTCCATATGTTCAAATCCCGCTATGTGCATCGAACATGTATCGGCAATAACTTCAAATCGACAACCACAGTCTGGACATTTAAGCATTCCCCACCTCACGCATTAGATCCAACTGATATCGTTGCGGGCCGAGATGCTCATCGTCTGTTTTTAATTTAACCGGCAACCTCCAAGTAACCCCGTACTTTTTACCTACTCCATGCAGCAGTTGCGTTGGTTCGGTGTACCCTCCAAATGCGTTAAAAGCGTACGCGTCCGTGGCAACCCAGGGTCCGTTCATTAGAAGTTCTCCATCAAACTGCCCAAGGGAGGCGGGGCGATGGAAGTGACCACAACAGAAGTACCGTATCCTATTCTGACCTTGCAGAGCCGTCAGTGCTGTAATACGATTCTGACGCCGTTCCATGCCATACCACGGCACCCCAAGCTGTGATCGCACGTCGTCACCGTGGAAGATGCTGAATCCAACACCATTGATATCGAGATTAATACTCCAAGAATCTGGAATAACAAAATTGATATTTTTAATATCCCGACAATACTGTTTCGCCGTGTCCGCGACTAGATAGTCCCAATTATCGTGGGCCCCGTGGTAGTCTTTCTTAATAGATCGACGGCCATGATTTCCCGGAACATATACCACATTCACAGTTTCAAAGTATGGGGCCAAGTCACGATACATTAGAGCATGCAACTGACCAATAGCGGATGAGTTCTTGAACATGTTGCGGAAATAGGATCGGTGCATGTGCCCATGGATCTCTCCACTGGTGTGGTCTCCATAAGCAAGAACTGTTAATGATGGGAAATAAAACTGTGGGTTCAAAGTCTGCTGTGACCACTTAAGAACTGTGTCAACATAGGTCTCAGCCCGGCGCATGCTAACTCGAAAATCATATCGTTCTAAGCCGCCACAATCTGACGGCTTTACAATCTGGTCGTGGTGGCCGTCGCTAATGTGCATGACTAAATGCTCTTCAATTTGTCGATCACGGACAGGTCCGCGAGGGACTGGCAGCGAGGGCAGGGGCGAGAGTGGGCGCACAATGCGTTCCATTTCCTTGGCCACGGCAGTAAATAGACCATGAGATTTAGACATGACCTTTACTTGCTTTTGTAGCGATGAGCGTTCGTCCCGAAGATGATGAATTTCAGAACTAAGTTCAAGTAGTCTGGCATCTGTGGGGTCGTATTGAACCGGTTGATTAGACTGCCCTCCAGCTCGTTTGGGAGGCACTTTACCGGGGGCCTGTTTCCAAATACGCCCAGTTGCAATGTCGGACACTACGGATCGACTTACATTGAATTCGGCCGCGACTTGTCGTTGAGTTGCCCCGGCAGCTAGACGAACCTTAATCTCGGTAGCTTTTTGAATATCTAGTTTCAAGTTAATTCCTTTCCACAATAGGTACAGATCATATATGAATCATTCCCACCCGAGTAATCACAACAGTAATTCATATCTGGGTGGTGGCATTTCTCTTGCAGCTCTCTCAGTCTTTTTGCTAGTTCCCTTTTATCCGCTTGGTAGTTGGAGTCTATTTTGTAGGTATCTTGGCGTAGTCGTGCATAGTCCCGCTTAATTATTTCCAATGTTTCTAGGTAGCGAGTCAAGTCGCCGGGAAGATCAGAACCTTTGTACTCAGTTACAAAACTGGCAATTATTTTCTTAATGAGAGTCGCTCCTTCTATGTTCTAGATAATCACAACTTACTGCCTTTAGTATCATGCGTCCACCAAGATGTGGACTAAAGCGTTCCTCAAGGGGCGTAATAACGATGCCTTCGCGGCCCTTAAACTTTGATCTAATTTGTTCCGGTTTAGCTAGCGTAGTTGGGCCGTCAACAAGCTGAGCAACAACCTCATGGCTAAATGGACCAGTATAAAGCAATGGCACAGTTGGTACACAGAAGCGTGTTGTATAATAATTAACCGCCTCCCACGAGAGGTAGGTACCATTTACTGATATATCAAATACCCGGTAACCAGAGTCTCCAGTGATTCCATAGTCCATACATTGTATCTTCGATCCAAAGATTTCGCCAAAGACAATCACATTATTCGAATCCTCAGCTAGGCAGGCTAATAGATCTGTAAGATTGGAGTTAAGTGGTTTCCAATACACTGACGTGTTCCCAGACTTATCCTGCTGCTGCACCGTGCATCTATGTGAGCCGACCATGAAGTTACCAGCAATAGCGGCTATCCGTGAACAGGTACCGTGGCATTTTTCTGTTATGCGAACTGGCGTTCCTTCTGGTATGGCATCGTGATATCGAGAGTTTCTATAGTTCTCTATATCTGTGTAACAATGAAAACGGGGATCTCCTGGGGCTTGCAATCCCTGCTTATAGTATGCCGGGGCTGGTGGATCAAATTTAAACCCATGAAAACGATCAGTTAGATCATCTCCTGGAGTGTGCGCCCATTTTGTCTTAAATACAAAGCCGAATGATGGGCAGCCACGTAACCGGATAGCCGACACACGACATTTTGACTTGTAGGCGTCGCCAGGGTAGATAGCTTCTTTTAGGTATTGGTCTACACCAAGTTGGGTGGCTAACTTATTCGGTATAAGTATATCAGGTGGAAAAAATGCCACAACCTCACCGGCTACATACTTGTCACGTGTGTCACAAACTGTGTAGGCTCCAATATGGAGAAGATCAAGTCGATCCGCATTAGGATGGCGGTCAACACTATCAATTAGGGCGGCTTCAATTTTCAAGTCAGACATAATTGCATCAGAGTGTTTTATTTTTGCATCAAAAGGGCATTATTCAGGCAGTGGCTGAACCTGACTAAATAGATTGCAAAAATCATGCCAAGATAATAGGATTTCGACCACCTTTTAGCTCACTGTGGTGCGTGATTAGGTAGTCTATGGCATTAGCAAAGTATTGAGGTTCGTCATTGTCTATAAGAAGTGCTTGCAAGTCAATGTCAGACAATTGGGCACGAAGACGAGCTAGCTCCTTGGTGTCATTAATCAAATCAAGGGCTGTTTGGATGTATGAATCAATCGAGCCAGTTATGCACTGCGGCATATTTACCTTGCGCATAAGAGCTGATGAAGCCCTATTAAAGAAGCGTGTTCCTTCTAATGTTATAGCTGGGCAACCGATGAATAAAGAATCGACTATTGTATTATATCCGCCGAATGGGTAGCTGTCAAGTGTTATTTGGGCCCGCTCCATTAGTTCCAAGTATTCTTGATAGGGTCGATCTGTGTAAACTGTGGCCGCGCCTTCAAACAGTTGCTCCATGTCGCGCATAAATGAAATACAGGCTTGATACCTGGTGACTGTCCACGACGGGAAGAATTGAAAATGAATCGGGCGGTCAGCTTGTTGCTTTATCGTTAAAAGAGCCTCTAGCATTGGATAGTTAATCTTTGGGGATGTCCAACAACAGTTTATAAGAAACTTGTCACTTTGGCTATTTTTACGCGTATAGTTGGGGAATACCGGATGGGCTCCTATCCCTGGAATTAGTACTAATCGCTCGCTATAATTTTTAGCCGCTAACTCTGGCAGTTCAGAATCAAGCCCACCTATAAAGTAGTCAATTTTAGATCCAAAGGTAGAGACAGGGTGCCCATATCCGGTGGCCATTATCGGTGCTACTTGCATATTGGATAGACAGACAGACTCATAGTTCATGCCCACGTCTGGAAAGTACGCGAATTGAAAATCATTATACTTTATCTCCGAGTAATCAATGCGAGTCATATCAGGTTGGAGGGTTACTCGCTTTATGTCTTTAAATAAACCCATGTCAATTTGATTTGACTTATCTTGACTAAAATGAACAAGAGTTAAATCATATCTCTTAGCTAAACACTCAATCTGATGGTAGCAACTTTTATACACGGCCGTCGTCGGCTGCCACCTATCACAAATGATTGCTATACTTTTTTTATTGGGTGTAGTATGTATCTTAGCGCCGGAAAGTTTTGCTCTAATCTGTTTATTATACTCTTGTTTAATCAGATGATCGGTCTCTGGTGAAAAATAGGTACTTTGAAAATAGAGAGGGGCGGTTCTGAAATCTGGCAGTACAAAGCCGTCGGGGACCCCCCTTAATTGACTGACTACACGCTCATGCACCGCTTTTGAGAGTGTACCAATCGCCGGTGTCTGATAGTTCGCCCACCAGAGTGAGGTCAGTTCAGCATTGGGCTTAAAGAGATCTTCAATAGGGACAATTAACTCATTATGACATGTAGCTAACGTTAGTATCTTGATATAGTTATTTGGTTGGCTATACACACGGTCGAGAAAGGGCTGAGTTGACCGAAGAGAGGAGGCTCGCACCATATTTGTTAAAATATGATTTACATTGATAAACACCCGTGCGTACTCTTGCGGCACTTGAAAATCTGGCTGGGTGAGAATATATAAAATTGTAAACACGTAAGTATTGAATTTACAATACTGATCTTGTGTCATTTGAGTATAGTTACACTCATTAAAATGTTTAATGATTTGCACAAAGATCTCGGAGACCTTTGTGAAATCTTTTCGCTGATATGCGGCCAAGAGGCTCGGAATATCAATATCAGGTAGTTGGATTATAGTCACTTAAAATTCCATCATGAAGAACAAGTAGACGGTTATATTGAATCCCACGAGACTTAATATCATTATAAATATCTTCTGCTCGCCACGCTGTCGTTATAATTATAATTGGATTTCCACCCACAAGAACCTGTGGGGATTGAATCTCTTGCCCAGTGCCGGGAACATGCCGGCCAAGTTTATTTACATCTGAGTCCACGACTAAGGGGAAGGTGCCACCATCAAATTTAAACATATTAATAAAAGCGGAGCTCTTACCGGTACCACCCCATAGTGCAACTGATGACATGGCGGCTGACTGATGCAAATCCGCAATAAAGTCGCCAATACTTTCAAATGTTCGACTTACTTTAGCTGCAAAAGCCTCGGTTCCGGCCTCGTGTTGTTTTAATGCAACATTGTGTGGCGTAAAAAATCCAACAATAACTTCGTCGCCATAATATCGAGAGGCTTCGAGTACATTAAATCCTGACGTTACAAATAGCGTAAACAAGCTATTTAACGTAAAATTGGAGACATGCTCATACAAAAAATCTGAAATTCTACCAGTTTTTATTGCAGTATCAAAACAAGGTACCTCGGCCAAGAAAATTGGATCCAGGTCATATCGACTGCACCAGTAGGCGATCTCTGCCACAAAATCTCGTGGATTTTGTAGATGTTCAATTACATGTCGGCAGGATAAAAACTTAGGGCGGTATCGTTTTAGATCGCGTTCAGGAATGAAGTAGTCCCGTACACACTTAAATGTGGTGATCTTGTCACCTTCTATTCCCGGCTCAAAACCAATACAATCAGCGTCGGGAATTGTACCTAATAATTGAGTGAAAAATGACCCATCACCACAGCCAATATCAATTAGTGGGCCCGGAGCCCAGACTTTTGAATTCTCAACTAGCTTATCAATTAGCCGCTGCATATGAGCCTGCCAGAGCACGCCGCTGTTATACATTAGATTTGAATCGCCAGCATATGGTACTTGGGCGTAGTCAAAATCGGTATTCCACACATGCCCACAAATAGAGCATGAATTAAATTTCATTGGAAGACGCAACGAGTCTACGGCAGCTTCGTGTGTTCTTGGCAGATTCAAGGCGGCCAGCGGCTGTGGACCGGGGTCAAAAAGTTCGCTGGAAATATTATGCCCACAAGCAAGACACCTATTCATAACAGTCTCCTAAATGATTCCGTAGGTCATCAAACGAAAACGGTCGCCAGTCACCCAGCAATCTAAACGCGTTATCAACACCAACATCCATAGCTAGACGCCCGTGGAAACAGGTATCTAATTTCTCTTCAAGAGTTCCGTGGGAATGACCATAAAGATGGATGGCCCCATGCTCTCTATTTCGCCACGATGCCATAGGATAATGAGCCATGTGATAATATTGGCCATTAATTTTACGGTACACCATGTCATTTAATGATGAAACGTGCTTACGGAGCGACGGCGTATCATGGTTACCGGTAACAACATTCAATTCTGCTACCTTTAGACGCTGTCTATAGTGCCCATAGCGACTGGCTTTCCAAATAAAGTCGCCGAGAATCCATAGAGTGTCTTTGCGGCCTACAATCTCATTAATTCGATCAATGAGATACGTGTCCATTGCATCAAGATCGTCACCGAATAAACCCTGGCGGGCTGGTGTGTGTCTTAGAATTGCTTTGTGACCCAGGTGCAGGTCGGCTGTGAAAAAATTAGCCATCCTTTAGCCCCCAGCCAATGGTGTGCCAGATTTTTTCGTGCTGATAATAAAATAGAATCTTAATACCAAGACAGGCCAGGGCCAATTCGACACTTGTGCATAGATTGGATGTAAACGGATACGCGACGAGTGTAGTAAGAACTAATGATATAGTCTCCCAGCTTGTTGCTTTAACAATTAATCGTTTAGGTGTGTTAGGGTTGTGTTTCTTCGGCTTCATCAAGCACCTCAAGATCTTGCTGGAAATCCCCCATAGACATTAACTCAAGACGACGATTTGCCCGTAAAACTTCTAGCACTCTCTCATCTGATGGCAGATGGAGAAGATCAACAATCGTTACTGCAATATTCTCGTCAGCGCCCATTCTGTGAATCCTATCCTCACTTTGTGAACGAGATTCTGGGGAATAGTCATTGGAATAGTAGACAGCCATTCTGGATTCAACTAATGTTAGTGACATACCGCCAGATTTCGGGTGAGCGACGAAACAGACCCGTGGATTCTTGTCAACGGCTGCCCAATAGTCTAGCGGGCCATCTGTAGTTGACTGCCCATTTGCTTTGTACACAAGCCAGCCTCGACCATCAACTCGCACGACATCCCATCCATGCTTCAAACAGATCTTGGTCACTCGATCAATTGATCCAGTGAAGCCAGCGAACACTACCAATCGGCCAGTCTCTTCGTTCTCATCTAAAAGGTTGATTAAGGCTTCATCCTTGGGGCATGGCACTTCCTTAACCGTTCGCTCAACCTTATCAACTTCGCCAATTCCGTTGCAAGTTGCACATGGAAGTTGTGTCTCAATTAGAGTTTCAACATACTCTGGGTCCAGCATTTCAGTCATTGTAAACGCATGCTCTGAATCCTCTGGATCAATCCAATAGGTATTCGTTTTTGAACCCTTGCATACTGGGCATTGCTCCTTACCGTTTATCTTATCACGATACTGGAACCCGTCACTTAGTTCTCGGAGTCTAACGAGGCCGGTGATAGTGTTGGGGGCCGACTGTAATAATGATGCCGCTACGCGCACTGTAGCAGGAGATGGCTTGCAATATACTTGTCGGTATTGTTTATCCGGCAATTCAATGCAATCCTTTTTCTGTTTAATAATTACAAGGCCCTTGAGTCGCTCACTTAAATACGCAACCTCATTCTTAGATTGCTTGAAATCATGGATATCTGATTCAACACCTGTTAATGTTAAACCAATTAAATGCGTGTGGTTGCCTTCATCTTCAAGTTCTCCACATAGATCGCACTTCTTCTCGTTATCACGCCAATCGACAAGTTGCCAGAAGGCATTTCCAATAGCCCCTTCTTCTTTTCGATGGATACCTAGTCTAAACTTAAAGGACTCAGCATCCCCTTCTCGCAGGAATCCGGGCCACACAATCTCACACGGAGCCCACCAATCAACTGGTGACTTTGGAGAGGGGGTACCAGACATGCCGATAACAAAGCCTTCCATGCCCCAGTCACGTCGTATGCCGTCTGCAAGAGCCTGAGCTGCTTGTGTACGTTGAGTCTTGGCTGTCTTTGCACGGCTAATTTCGTCAAAGACAACGCCCATAGGAGCAGGGTCGCCAGACTTCCACATACTCATATGTTTAACTAGACCCTCGTAGGTCATCAGTTCAATCTCAAGATTCGAGTTGACTTCCCACCGCTTGAACTCACGCTCAACTGCGTATAAGCCCGATTTGGGACCAACCCACCACCACTTCTTCTTACCAGACTTTTCCATCACTTCGATGGCGGAAAGTGTGTTGTGCGTTACGATGTAATCATCAGTAACATAAAGTTGATTTTTATCCGCGACTGAGATACAGATACATTCGTCCTCACCTATGGGTTCCACATTTATTATCGCCCGAGTTGGCTGATACTTAGTCGGCACTACATAGGCATTTAGTTTTCTTGTAAGTCTAAAGGGAGTAATGGTATCAGGGAAGGAAGCATAGATTTGATAGGCGAGCCGACCGATGCGCATCTCGCCCTTATATGAGTATGTTGGATAACATGTATGCACGTGGCAAGTTCCACCAAGCGATTGTACAAGACCGACGAAGGCGTCACACAATTGTTTTGATGTTGTTGAGTATTCGACACCAGTATCAGCCGCATACCCATCAGAGTCACAAAGACCTTGTAATAGTGCCAGTCGCTGTTCAATAGAACTATACAAGTACTCTTCAGGAATGTGCTTCTCCCAGGATCTGCGACCTTTTAACTTGGACGTTTTTATCCAGCCATTTATCGTCTTGTCTTTTACGTGGTAATCAATATTATTCGAGAACTGTAAATCCTCAGACATTGCTGCATTTAATCGCGCGACTGTTTCCATATCGGGCACAGATATTTTATTTGTCCAATCACTCAAGGATCCGTTTCCAAGTATATATCCAACAACATATGGATCGACTGGTAATTCCTTGGTAGAATAAACTACAGGTTTTACCATCGGAATATAGTATTTAGCATTGCCATTTTTTAACCTTAGACCACTCTTGATGATCTCATTTAATTCTAGTGTCTTATATCCTTGTCCTCGGTGTTTTTGGCAGGCTGACCTAACGTTCCATAGATGGTCCCCACTACAGACAACTGTAGCCCCATCAGAAAACGTGACCCTAAACATCTCCATTTTACCCCGGGGGAATACACCTGTAACATAGGTGGTGCCGCCATCTGGATTGATTATGGTGTCGCCAATCTTGATCTCACCAAGTGTAGTCCAGCCATCGGGGGTGGCGACTTTTGTGCTCGGTAGTCCGCCTTTTCCAAGCCCCATCTCTGCCCCAAAGATTTGATAATGGTATGTTAAGCCTGCATCCGTCATATCTTTTTGGTGGGGCCGAAGAGGTCGTTGATACGCAAAATGTTGGATTGGCCTATCGAACCATTCATAGGCATCGATGCCCATCATGACTTGTAACTGGAATAAATTCCGTCCGCAATTTTCCACCGACCAGATTTTACGTGGGGGGTCATCAAAGCCGTGCCATCGGGCATTCTTCATCGCTTTGATTTCGTCTTTAAGCGAGAAGGGCGACTTTAGAAATTCAATCCGAGCCTCAGTGGCTTGAATTGTAGCCGGAGTTTTTATCCGGGTGCCAGAGGCGGTGGTTGTAATTAATTTGATCCCGGTAGGTGTATTAAGAGGCAGGTTCATTAGTTCCATCCATATGGGCCAAAAATATCTTCGTTATCATCTGGATCATAGTCATCGTCAGCGTCTAGATCGGGGTCGTAATCGTCGTCTTCTTCAAGATCTTGGTCATAATCATCATCATCACATGGATCATCTATGGGGTCATCATCAAACTCGAACTTATTATATGACATGCTTATCCCCTCTTATCTGACGTTAAATAAAAAGTGTGGTCTGGAAGATCGTGCTTAGTTCCAGTAAAAAGTGCTGCGAGTCCTTGTTGACAAAAACAAACATATATCTTGTCAAAACACATCCTAACGGCCGTCGTCTGGTCTTGTCGGCACCCACGTGCGACGGCTTGTATCCACTGATGTAGAGTTCCTGTAACTAAAATAGCTTGAATCCCCCGTACAATAGTCTCTGTAAGTGCAAATTGCATGCCAGACATGACTTCTAATAATAGGGGGGTGTCCCTCTCATCGGATGCAAGTAGGCACCCAAATGTAATAAGGCCGTGTACATCTTCCTGTGCATCCCCACTAAATTCTTTTAAGACTGACAATAGGTGAGGCAGCCCTTTTAAACCGTTGGCATCCGCGATTCGCGATGGCGATTCACCAAGCATCTCTTTGCATAATGTCAAAAAGAGACCTTGATTAAACTGAGGTTGGAGAACTATGACTGCACTTGGATTCATGGATTGATCGGCCTCCATTTATGCCAATTATAACACGCCAGAATCAGGGATACCACGTCAATAAAAAGCATATCACTCATGCCAAGTACAATAGCATAGATACACCACACGATATTGCCGGCAATGCTCCATAGCCAACCTGTCCGATTCTTACATCCGGTTTGCCATAAAGCTAATATAATTAAGACATTGCCTAACCATCCGAGTGTAATCATCGAACAGCCTGGGCCTCAAATGGTATAATTAATGGTAAACAGCAGCTATCTTCACTACAGGGCGTGACAGTCACTGTGCCCTTAATTTTTAAGATTGCAAGCGGGACGTGAGAATTTATGGGTAGCCGCCACGCGGTCCCATATTCATGCTCTTCTAAGATCCCGACACCGGGTATACTTACTTTTTTAGGACCGAGAATAGTACCCCAGTCCCCAGTGGCTCCAAAATCCTGGCTTGGTGCAATATTCAAAACAGTTCGGATTGGCTCTGGCGTTTGTTTATTAATAGAATAAATATGGTGACCTTTTTTAATATGGGCCACCACATATAGAACCGATGCTGGCCCGATATGTGCTGAAATAGTTACCGGTGGCGAAGTATCTTCGAGGGCGGGGTCTACTCGTCTAGATTGAATGATACCATAGACGCCTGCGACTACCAAAAGGAAAATTGCTACAAAAAGTACATAACCACAAATTGTCGCTGTTCGCTCTTTCATATATGTCTCCTTAAATGGCGGGGGCAGGACTCGAACCTGCGACCTCGAAGTTATGAGCCTCGAAAGCTAACCAACTGCTCCACCCCGCTATGCCCCGAAGGGCTAGATGCCAATAAAATACCTAATGGCCACGTAAGGCCATTGCGCGGCTCGCAATACAACACCAATAGGAACATCTCCACATTGTGCATAAACATCAATTAGCAAGGTTGTCATCCCACCTAGCCAATAAGCCACGACAGGCACTAAATACTTACTGATTTTCATTGACTCCCCTTTGTGTAATCTTTAATTTTCTGTGCAATAAGAGCGACTGTACCAATTGGCCAAGCGGCCGGACCTAGAATAGTTGACAGGCTAATATCACCACCCGCCTCATATTCGTCGAGAAGTAGGGTGGTAACACCACCAAGATAATACGTGACCAAAATTGTTGCTAACATCGACATAATAAAATCTCCAAACTGGCATCCTTAGTTTAAAATTGAACTAAAATCAGCAAGGATGTTTCTGAAAATAGCTATGTAACATAGGGCAAGTTATGTGGTGGGCAATTACCAATGATAACCCAGCCACTTCGGCCCTGCTGTATTCCGGGGCTAGCGAGCCCGCTTTGATCCGGTTGTCTCTTCGACCTTTTCCACTTCCGTATTAGCCAGATTCATAAACTTTTCAATCTCCGCCTGAATCCGATCAACAGGTGGTAGATTAGTAAACGGAGTTGAACACTGTACACAGATTGGCACGTGCCAGCCAAAGTTACGTTTGGTTACATACTTTGCTTTTAGCGTGCATGGCATGGGTCCATGTGGTTCTACCCGCACACCCTTCTTTTCTTCAAGACGTTTTGCAGCGTCTTCTGGCAATGGAAGGAAGGAAGCGATCTTATCAGATTCCATACGCATCGATTTATTGACACCACAAAACAACTCATAGAAGCGACCTGCACTGCGTTCAAAGACTAAAAACGTTAGTCCATACATACAGCCAGAATTTTGAATCGATGCCTTTTCTTGGATCTCCTTAAATGCCGACGATGTCGGATCATAGTTTGTGACAATGGCGTCACGGTCACTTAGATCAAGGGCCTTTGCTCGACAAACAAGTGGCAATAGATCGATCTCAACTCCCAGATCCTTGATACTATCTTCTCCACTTGGAACACCATAGTGGCCGGGGCGAATTAGATCCCGATCAATTGCACCGCCCTTGCTAAAAAGTTGGATCCGGTCGAAGAACTCATTACTTTTTGTTAGATCTCCAATTAGATCACTAGCCGCATTAACACCGACGGCGGGCAATTGGTCTAGTGTTACAGTGCTCAATTCAGTACTCTTACTCATTGTAAAACTCCTAAGTAGGTTATAGAAACTAAAACTAGGTGACGATTTCAATCATATCTGTGTCGTGTGGATCCGCTCCTAACTTTTTAGCACGACACCGATGTAGACGTGTTCTGTCCATACTTCTTTTGTCTAATTTTTCACGGTCATGTTCGGCCCTCTGTTTGGCTCGCTCTTGTGACTCGCGTATTGACTCAGGATCAATATGCAAAACCCATGCCAAAGCCAGCTTCCATATTTCAATTTTTGTTAGTTTTTCACGCGTCGTAAGTATTTCGCCATAAATTGGTCGCTCATATTCTTGTTTAACCCTGCTGAATGTGCGCAGGTGGGGAGATGGCTTATCACTGACAATAAGGTAGTTTTTAAGGTGCCCCTCATTGATAGCTTCTTTGTACGCTTTACGATAGCCGTTGCTTAATTGGATGAATTCCCTAGCTGTCAAAGTCATTGCTTGCTTAAGTAAATCGTCTTGAAACTGCTGTGGTAGCCGGGAGAGGGCATAGGCGGACGTTATAGGTAACTCCCCGCGGTCAAGATGTTTTTTTGCAACAGGTATGAGGCGATTTAGCCGCAAAATATCTTGAATCTTTGCTGGCCGACAATGTAATTCTATTGAAAGATTGGCCATTGTTAATTCTGGATTTTCAATGAAGAGCATTTTTAATCTAGCCGCGTATTCAGTGTTAGTAGTTGTTTTTCGGATTAAATTTGCCTGTACTTGCCAGTTTTTTACTTCACTGTCTGTTGCTTCTTTTATTATACACGGTATTTCAGAAAGTCCACAATCAAGGGCACAGCAGTATCGATGTAGGCCTTCAATTATCTCATATTTATCTGGCTGGCGTTTAGAAATTCGCACACAGATTGCGCTGAAAAACCCGTGGGCAGCGATTGAATCGCGCATCTCAATGTAATCTAAGGATGTTTTATCCACCAGACGTAATAGTACAAATGCAGGCACCAATTGATCTAACCGTAAATTTTTTAGCTGGTCCGCCATTTACAACCCTCACAGCAACTTATTGTCAACTCTTTGTTATTCCCTAATGGATGGCCACAAATATTTACTAGCATTTCACAATTACAGTCTTCCCGCCTCCGTAAAATCTGTGTCCGAAATTGACAGTATCGCCACAGTGGTATTAATGTCCAAGCTCCTGCTCCTAGTTCGCTTTTTCTTCTGTACCCCTCTAGACAAGTAGGTGGGACGCTTCCACGTTGTGGAAATATAATTGTGCCATCATCTAATATTCGGGGTGTCGTATTCATAGCCTCTTATATAATAGAGGGATTTTAGACTAGAAATGTTTGTCAAAAATTTTGAAGTTAGAAATTGAAGGGCATAAATATAAATTTAGCAGAAAAGTAAATGGCTATTAGTCATAAGTACTTGACTTAAAAGACATTATATCTAAAGTGTGCGTAAAAGTCTATCAGAAAACCAAAAAAAGTATGCATTTCAATTGATATAACTACTTGCTCTGCCAGTAGTTATAACTTAGGCAAAAATGACTTACGTAAATTGACCTCTGAAAATTTAGTAACTTTTTGAAAAGTGGCAATTTTAACTCCTTGCCCTACAACGACTTATACCAATTGAAACAGTTGTTTATGCTTTTCAAAACACGATTTAGTAAAAAATCCGCGCGCCCCCCGAATTTATATTCGCCTTTCAATTGCTGTAACCTCTTGCCTAGCACGAGGTTACATTGATACAAAAAATGACTTACGTCGATTTGAAACAGATAAACAGTTTTGTCTACCCGAAAAGTCGCCTTGTTGGATGAAAAAAAATATTTTCGTCTATAAGGGAACTCTTTGATTTTGGAAAAGCATAAACATCTGTTTCAAATCGACGTAAGTCAAATTTTGTGTAGATATAACTACTTGCCCTACAACGACTTATATCAATTGAAAGGCATACTTTTTTTCAAAAATTTACTCCCTTTTTACTAAATCGTGTTTTGAAAAGCATAAACAACTGTTTCAATTGATATAACTACATGATATATAAGGGCTTAAAATTGCACTTTTTGAAAAAGTTACTAAATTTTCAGAGGTCAATTAACATAACCTCTTACATAACAAGAGATTACATCAATTGAAAGGCAAACTTATTTAAAATTAACTATCTTTTATTGAATTGTGTTTGGAAAACCGCTTCGCATTTCAATTTGTTGGTATATCGTTTGCTTTTCTTACCTCCGTGTTATTTATGCACTTCAAATTTTAGATAGAACTTTTGGCCACAAAAATCCCTCTCTTATATAAGAGGACGTAATAATCTACTGGAGCTATTAAATGCATGCTACGGATCAGTTAATTAGATTCTTCCAGCTTCTACCACACAACAACCCACGAGTAGCTAGTTGGTACACACCAGATATGGAGGTTCAGGTTCTTGTCTCCCGAGATGATGGTGAGCCAGTAGCGGGCAAGAATGGTGTTTATTGTAATAATAACTATGCGTATGACTGGTACAATTTCCGGTTGCCAAAGAATGCCAATACTGAGCCAGTAGATAATGACCACGAGCTACGTTATCCACTTGACAAACATGCGGATTCAATTGGACTCACTGGTTGGGACTGGCGGAATAAAAAATCTATTCGTTGTGGTTTTGACTATGATTCAATTACTAGTCATGCAAAGGGCGTAGGCGTCGAAGCTGAACAACTTAACGCAATTCTTGATAAACTAATGCATGTCCCCGAGGCTCTTGTTTTAAAGAGTACAGGGGGCAGCGGTTTGCATGTGTACTTTGAATTTGATGTTGACAGCCTACCAGATACACAGAACCATACAGAACACTCAGCACTAGCGCTAGCTTGTTTAAAAGAAATTTCCAGGCGTGTCGAGTTTAATTTTGAAGCGAGTATGGATGTTGGTGGCGGCAATATGTGGGTGTGGGCTCGCAGAACCACATCAGAAAATCAAGGCCTAACAACCTTAAAAGACAACTTAAATGCAGATGGGACACGCGCCTACCTAACGCCCCCTGCGAATTGGAAAGCCTACGTTGATGTTGCGGCACGTCGTAGGTCGAAGGTACGCATAGAAGGTGTTGATGAAGCAGATCAAGATAAAATAGCGGATAAAGCCGCTGCGCAAAGAAACACACCATTAGATGATACACACAAACGAATAATTGCAGAATTACAAGCCCATACGGAATATACGACTGTCTGGGTAGCCGACCACCATCTTTTAAACACCCATACAGCTCTCTTGAAACAACTTGCCAATGAACGGGCTAGTACTAGTGATCCCATTCTAGGGGCATTTGAAACGTTAGCAGAGGGGCGTGATAAAACAAAACCCAACGCATTTTTGTTCCCGATGCTTGATGGGGCATTTCGTGTTTGTCGTTTTGGAAAGGGTACAAACGAACACGATACCTGGAAATTGGACAAAGGTGGTTGGACGTATTGTTTTTACAACAAACCTCTTTCTTTAAGTGGAGCAGCCGCTGCCTTTGAGGGTCTAGAAGATGACTCCAAAGGTGGCGGGTATACCTTTCCTGATAGAGACGCTGCTCTCGCTGCCGTCAAGTCAATGGGTCACAACATTGAAATACCTGACGAACTAGATAATAGACAAATACGTCTACAAGCATATAAGAAAGAGAAACTGCTTGTTGAGATTGTTAAACACTCTGATGATAAAATTGAACCTCTAGGTTGGATGCAAAAAAAAGGGAAGTTCTTTAAGATATATAATATTGATGTCAGAACGCATGGGGAAGTTAATGCTGATTTTGAGGAGATTGATAAGTACGTTAGATGCTTGATCTCTGGAGATAACAACACCTCGGGATGGGCATACTGGCATGAAAAAGGTACGTGGGTATTCACGACAAAAGATGATGCTCGATCCCGTTTAAAAGCTGCTGGTTATGAGGATAATGCCGAAGTCGTGCTTGGCGAAATTCTATCTAAGGCTTGGACTATAACACACGTCCCCTTTCAAGATGAATTTCCCGGTAATAGACAGTGGAATCTGCGAGCTCCGAAATTAAAGTATCAACCAGAAGCCTATGAGCCGGGCGACTCGCCACATCCACACTGGGATATGGTACTAGAACACACGGGAGCCGACTTGACAGCTAATTTAAAAGAACTATCTTGGGCCCAGAAAAATGGAATAACAACTGGAAAAGACTATCTTCAAAGATGGATCGCTCTAATGCTTAGGGAGCCATTTGAACATCTACCGTATTTGTATTTATGGGGGAATCAAAATACTGGTAAGACAATTTTACACCAAGCTATTCAAACGCTTATGGTTGGTGGAACCATGCGTGCAGATTCAGCACTTACAAACACAGGGGACTTTAATGGAGAGCTGGCAGGTGCAGTTTTATGTGTAGTTGAGGAAAAGAATATTTCTCAACAAAATGCCCAGGCAGTGTACAATAAAATAAAGGATTTAGTCCTAGCAGATGTGATCCCTATTCATGCCAAGTATAAACAAGTTTGTATGCAGCCTAATACGACACACTGGATTCAATGTTCAAATTCAAGAGATCACTGCCCTGTTTTTACGGGTGACACACGAGTAACAATGATGTATGTTGACCAGCTCGTAAATGAGATCCCTACCCGCACGCTGATTAAAAAATTAGAAGATGAGGCACCATATTTTATGTACACCCTAATGAATCTTCCACTGCCAGATGTTGAGCACAGACTCCGTCTTCCAATTGTTGACACATCAAGTAAAGAACAACTTATAGATGCCAACAAAAACGCATTAGAGAATTTTATTGATGAGTATTGCTTCTTTACTCCTGGATTTGCGACATCGTTTGACGAGTTTATGGCACATTTTCGCACCAGTATTGCTGAAAATGAAACCATATATTGGGGCCGTCAAGCTGTATTAAACGCCCTTCCACACGAGTATCCAGTTGGTAAACTTGTAGGCGGTAAGAAACATATTGGAAACCTGTCGCTGGAGAGCAGAGAAATTGAAACCAATGGATGTTATATAACTCGTCAAGGTTATCTAGTTTTAGAAACGGAAGTTTAGTATGGATTGTATTATTACAGTTTTTAAGTGGGTAGGGGATAATGCTATACCAGTGGCTGAGATCCGATGGGCTGGAAAACTTCCCACAAATGGCACAAAATTTGCACTTAAACACGGTGGAGATTTTATAGAGATTCAAGACTGGGACGAGTATATTGAACTGCAAGATTACAGCTAAGGGAGGGATAATGGCTAAAAAATCAAAGTGTCAAGTAAAAGATAGTGGTACTAGACGAAAGTTTGTCACCGGAGCTGTTCGTGACTGTGCTGTTGGCAAAGGGCGTATGGATCTGTTGCCATTTCGCACCTTAATTCGGTTAGCACAACATTTTGAAGACGGGGCTACTAAATACGGAGACGACAACTGGCGTGCTGGGATCGACCTACGTTGTTATGTTGATAGCGCAGTCCGACATCTAAGTAAATTTATGATTGGTATGCGAGATGAGCCGCATCTTATTGCGGCCATTTGGAATCTTGTCGCCTTGTATGAAACAGAGGCGATGATTACAGAGGGATTACTACCGGAATCCCTAAATAATTTACCTAATAATCCAATCGAGATCACGAAGAATCCACATAATATACAACCTACTAACAAGCGAGAGACTGATGGACATAAATCCTAATACAAGGCAGGCAAAATTACTTATTGCTGGTGGCTTTGCCGACTTACTCTCCTATCTAACTGAGTTAGAGAATCCGATTATTGTTGGCCGGGGCTATTCACGATCAAAATTATTAGAGGCTTTTGAAGCATGGGCCCTTTTCAATAATTTTGACATAACTGAAGCGGACGATAATCTATGGAAGCATGCCTGTTTACACGGGTTTTTTAGAGGTACAGATGGTTAAATCTTATAGTGGTTTAATAAGCCTTAAATATAATTTAATGGCGGCAGTTGATGTCGAGACAACTGGCAGAATGCCCGGGTACCATGAAATTATCCAAATTGCTGTGCAACCTTTAGATTCAGAAATGGCGCCCTGCACACAGCCATTTTATCTAAAAATAGCCCCAGAATATCCCGAGCGGGTTGAAAAAGAGGCTTCCACTGTGCATGGAATAGATATCGCCGAGCTAGTACAAACAGCCGTTAGCCAATCCAGAGCGGCCGATATGTTTGACGAATGGTTTCAAAGTTTAGACCTTCCATATAGAAAATCATTGGTGCCACTTGCGCACAACTGGGCATTCGAGGCTGGTTTTTTGAAGGCGTGGTTAGGGTATGAGAGTTTTAATCAAATTTTTCATCCGCACCCCCGTGATTCTATGCTATTTGGCATCGCCTTAAATGATAGAGCCTTTTTTCAAGGCGACCCCGCGCCATTTAATTCTGTGAGTCTAAAAGCTATGTGTGATAAAATGGGAATACCAGTTATTAAGTCACACGACGCCCTTGCTGATGCGTTGGCCGAAGCCAAACTCTATAAAGCGCTATTACAATTACCAACAATCTAATAGCTCCACATTCTACAGCTCAGCATCACAGGACCAATGGAACCTAATGAGATTATGGGCTGTCATAGACGCACTCGGTTGGTATAAAGTCGCGCCGTTTTGCATGCCAGATAAAACACCCGCCGTTCGATTTGCCACGAATGCATTCCCTGAGTTATATTCCGACACCTGTCCTGTCACTCCATCATTGTTATTATATATAACTGGATTTGACTGGCGAAACTTGGTGGTGTGAAATCCCACCGTTGCGGCGCTGAAAAATGCCGTCGTTGCGGCACTAGTTTGAATACCATCATTTGCAGCCCCAACTGTCCCCGGGGGCACATCAACATCATAACTTTTCTCGTAGTACCGCTGGCATAACGCTAACTCCTGGCATGCGGGACGCGGGGACCAAGGTTGTACGACTGAGTCACGAAATAACCCCGCCTCAGAAAATGCCACATGGGCTGATGTAGCTACAGTATTTTCAGTCCACACAATCACAATGAGATTATTACAACTTGCGCCAATTGTTCCTGTAACAGATAGGGGCGTCCATGTGTTGGCAGCAGTCGTTACGACCGCCGTCGCCGTCACCGCTAAATTTGACGCTAGAAAAAAGTTTCCCGGCGTGTAGGTTGTGCTCGCCCAATTATTTACAACATCACTTGTTACTGCATTGGCAGTACCAGTCCATTCAAGTATCGCAGCATGAAAAATCTGACTATTAACTGATCGCACCTGTACCTGAAAAGTAAGTATACTACCTCGGTGGGGGACGCTATCAACACCCTCAACAATCTGGACTATTCCAACTCGCCTTGCTGATGCCCCGATTGTATTTTCTATCTTAAGATGTCGCGCGGCAATGTGAGCGTCTGAAGTGTCCCGCAGCATACCTACCAACCCCGAAGGGGCTGTCACGTCTGTCAGCATGACCCACCGATCTGGGCCGTACACATCATCTGTGTACGAACTGCCCGCGGGATCCCAGCGTTGAAACAAGTCAAATCCACCATTTATTAACAGGTTACCTTGTAGACTAGGACCTGAAGGTCCGCTTGGACCACTAGGACCTGAAGGACCGCTTGGACCAGTCGGGCCAGTTGCTCCTGAAGGTCCGCTTGGACCACTAGGACCTGAATGACCACTAGGACCTGAAGGACCGCTTGGACCAGTTGCTCCTGTCGCACCTGAAGGTCCGCTTGGACCACTAGGACCTGAATGACCACTAGGACCTGAAGGACCGCTTGGACCAGTCGGGCCAGTTGCTCC